CCTGTAGTTCCTTGAACTCCAGTTTCGCCCTGTACTCCTGTAGTTCCTTGAACTCCAGTTTCGCCCTGTACTCCTGTGGCTCCCTGAACCCCAGTTTCGCCCTGTACTCCTGTGGCTCCTTGAACCCCAGTTTCGCCTTGGACACCTGTTGTTCCCTGAACCCCAGTTTCGCCCTGAACTCCAGTTTCACCTTGGACACCTGTATTTCCTTGAACACCAGTTTGTCCTTGGACTCCTGTTGTTCCCTGAATACCTGTTAAACCTACTGGACCTTGTATTCCTCTTGCACCAGTTACACCCTGAACTCCTGTATTTCCTTGGACACCTGTGGCTCCTTGGACTCCAGTTTCACCTTGGACTCCAGTTTCTCCCTGAACTCCCTGAACACCTGTCGAACCTAAATAACCATCAACTTTTGTAATTACAAATTCAACCTGACTTACATTTGCGTTTGTTACACCATCGTCAGCTTTAACCTCAAATCGAACAACCCCTGATTGGTTTAAATCAAGAACCGCTATTCCTTTTGCTGTAGGAGTTAAGGTAAAAACGGCATCGGTTCCAGAAATCAAATTACCATTAAAAGTAATTTGATAGTAAAGAGAGTTTCCTGTTCCGAAAGAACCTGTGGAAACCCAAGCAATGTTATAGTAACCCTCAACTAAATTGATCTCGGTAGCGTCAACTCCTCTACTTATAACAGAATCGTCGCTTTCTACGTAAATGTTATCAAAAGAAACCGGCGTATATTGATCTGTTATGTTTGTAAAAGATGATCTGTATTGTGCTGTAGCTAAAGGAACACCTGAAAGACCAGTGGCTCCCTGAACTCCTGTATTCCCTTGAATACCTGTCGTTCCTTGGACTCCAGTTTCTCCCTGTACGCCCTGTACACCAGTTTCACCTTGGACTCCTGTAGCCCCCTGAACTCCAGTTTCTCCCTGTACTCCAGTTTCACCTTGGATTCCTTGAACTCCTGTGGCTCCTTGAACGCCAGTTTCTCCTTGGATACCCTGAACACCAGTTTCACCTTGGACACCCTGAACACCAGTTTCACCTTGGACACCCTGTACTCCGGTTTCACCTTGGATACCTTGAACACCAGTTTCACCTTGGACACCAGTTTCACCGTTAATTCCTGCTATACCAGTTTCACCTTGGATACCCTGAACACCAGTTTCACCTTGGACACCTTGAACGCCAGTTTCACCGTTAATTCCTGCTATACCAGTTTCACCTTGGACACCTTGAACGCCAGTTTCACCGTTAATTCCTGCTATACCTGTTTCACCTTGGACACCAGTTTCTCCGTTAATTCCTGCTATACCTGTTTCACCTTGTACCCCAGTTTCTCCGTTAATTCCGGCTATACCAGTTTCACCTTGGATACCAGTTCCTCCAGAGGTTCCATCTAATCCTGTGGCTCCTTGAACACCTGTGGCTCCTTGGACTCCAGTTTCTCCCTGAACTCCAGTTTCTCCCTGAACTCCCTGAACACCTGTGGCTCCTTGGACTCCAGTTTCACCTTGGACTCCAGTTTCTCCCTGAACTCCCTGAACACCTGTGGCTCCTTGGACTCCAGTTTCTCCCTGAACTCCCGTCATTCCTTGTAAAGCTTGTGAACCTGTAATTAAATTATTTGAAATTTGAAGAAGAACGTCATTATTTGTTGAATCAGAAATTTTAAAAGCACCTGATTCAGAAGATAGTTTAATATCACCGATAAAAATAGAGTTACCTGATAAGTGTAAATCTCTAAATCTTAACCCAGTGGCTCCTAAATCCTGAGTAGCATCTGTTTTTGGTAAAACATCTCCATTATCATTTATAAATAACTTTGAATTTTGAACTTCCCCGCTTGTTCCATTAAATCTAGCAACTGATTCATCTTCAGAATCAATTAATGGGATTCCGCCTGCTCCAGTGGCTCCTTGTGCTCCAGTTTGACCTTGGATACCTTGAACTCCAGTAGCCCCTACTCCAGTTACCCCTTGAACGCCTGTTTCGCCCTTGATACCTGTAACTCCTATAGGTCCTTGTAAACCTATAGCTCCAGTAGCTCCTTGAACACCAGTATTTCCCTGAATCCCTGTTTCACCTTGGATACCTGTTCCTCCAGAGGTTCCAGCGATACCTGTTTCACCTTGGATACCTTGAACTCCAGTTTCACCTTGGATACCTTGAACTCCAGTTTCACCCTGAACACCTGTGGCTCCTAAACCTCCAGTAACACCTACGGCTCCTACAGCCCCTTGAAGATTTACTACCCAAGAAGAGTAAGTTCCATCACCTTGGGCATAAGTAACATTTAAGGATAATTCTCCTGTTTCAGAGTCATAACTGATTACTTCTCCGTGGAAATGATTTTCTAAATCATAAGAGACTGCACACGATTGAGAAATTGTATATGCTAACCCTGTAGCTACGGTTAAGTTTACTGTTTGTCCTACGGTAGGAATAGCAATAGTATCGACACTCGAAGTCTGATAACGATCACCTAAACCTGTAACACCTTGAACGCCTGTGGCTCCTTGTACCCCTGTTTCACCTATAACACCTTGGATACCTTGGATACCTTGGATACCTTGGACACCTGTGGCTCCCTGAACTCCAGTTTCACCTTGGACACCTGTTTCCCCTTGGACACCTGTTTCCCCTTGGACACCTGTGGCTCCCTGAACCCCAGTTTCACCTTGGACTCCTGTTTCGCCCTGAACTCCGGTATTTCCTTGGACTCCAGTTTCACCCTGTACACCAGTGGCTCCCTGAACTCCTGTTTCGCCTTGAACTCCTGTTTCGCCTTGTACACCAGTGGCTCCTTGAACCCCAGTTTCACCTTGGACTCCTGTTTCGCCTTGAACTCCTGTGGCTCCCTGAACCCCAGTTTCACCCTGTACACCAGTGGCTCCTTGGACCCCAGTTTCACCTTGGACTCCTGTTTCGCCTTGTACACCAGTGGCTCCCTGAACCCCTGTTTCGCCTTGGACTCCTGTTTCGCCCTGAACTCCTGTGGCTCCTTGAACTCCAGTTTCACCCTGTACACCTGTGGCTCCCTGAACTCCTGTTTCGCCTTGAACTCCTGTTTCGCCTTGAACTCCTGTGGCTCCCTGAACCCCAGTTTCACCCTGTACACCAATGGCTCCCTGAACTCCTGTTTCGCCTTGAACGCCTGTGGCTCCCTGAACTCCTGTATTTCCTTGAACTCCTGTGGCTCCCTGAACCCCAGTTTCACCTTGGACTCCTGTTTCGCCTTGAACGCCTGTGGCTCCCTGAACCCCAGTTTCGCCCTGTACTCCTGTTGTTCCTTGAACCCCTGTTGTTCCTTGAACCCCTGTTGTTCCCTGAACACCAGTTTCGCCTTGAACTCCTGTATTTCCTTGAACGCCTGTGGCTCCTTGAACTCCAGTTTCACCCTGTACACCAGTGGCTCCCTGAACTCCTGTTTCGCCTTGGACTCCAGTAGCTCCCTGAACTCCCGTTTCACCCTGTACACCAGTGGCTCCCTGAACCCCAGTTTCACCTTGGACTCCCGTAGCTCCCTGAACTCCAGTTTCACCCTGTACACCAGTGGCTCCCTGAACTCCTGTAGCTCCTTGAACTCCAGTTTCACCCTGTACACCAGTGGCTCCCTGAACTCCTGTTTCGCCTTGGACTCCCGTAGCTCCTTGAACTCCTGTTTCGCCTTGGACTCCCGTAGCTCCTTGAACTCCCGTTTCGCCCTGAACTCCTGTAGCTCCTTGAACTCCTGTAGCTCCTTGAACTCCTGTTTCTCCCTGAACTCCTGTTGTTCCAATTGGTCCAGTTTGACCCTGATTACCCATTATACCTTGCTGACCAGTTATCCCTTGGACTCCAGTGTTACCTTGAACTCCTGTAAACCCACTTGGACCTGTCTGCCCTTGGATACCTTGAATACCTCTTTCTCCTAAAGGACCTTGAATACCTGTTGGACCTTGTGTTCCAACACCAGTTGCCCCTGAAATTCCAGCAATACCTGTAGAACCTTGAATACCTGTATTTCCCTGTACCCCTGTTTCACCTTGTACCCCAGTAGTTCCGACAATACCTGTTGGACCTTCTACACCTTGGACTCCTGTTGCCCCTTGTGCTCCGACACCAGTCTGCCCTTGGATACCTTCAACCCCTGTCGAACCTTGTAGTCCAGCAACCCCAGTGGCTCCTTGAACTCCTGTCAAACCTTGTGCAGGCTGAATAGTCGCAAAAGAAGGTTTCCACTCCATTGTTTGAGCATCATAAAAAAAGAAAGTATCCAAATCGTTTACGTACCGAACTTCCTTGTCTTGTGGATTCACAACAGACAAAAGTTCAGCATAAGTTTGGACAGCATTTGTAATCGCACCAGCTAATAAATCTTGAAATGACATTTATTCTTCCTAAGCAATTCAGGTTTAAAGGTTATATTTTTTTATTAAATATCCATCTTTTAATTATATTGACATTTTACGGTAATTGTCGAAAATTTAATCACAATGTTTTTTAAAAAACAAATTAAAAATTCAACATCACTCTTTAAAAATAATATAAAAGGATTACCCTTATGACAACGCTAACACTTTGCATGATTGTAAAAAATGAAGAAGAAGTTATTGAGCGTTGTTTAAATTCTATTGAAAAAGTCTGCGATGAAATCATTATTGCTGATACAGGCTCTACTGATAGAACATTAGAAATCGTCAGTAGATATTCTAAAGTAAAAGTAGTTCACTTTGATTGGATTAATGACTTTTCAGCAGCTAGAAATTACTCATTTAGCCATGCGACCAAAGATTTAATACTATGGTTAGACGCAGACGACGTTATTAAACCAAAAGATTTAAAAATATTAAATTCTATAAAAGATAAAAGTATTAACGAATTACCTGATTGCTACATCGCCAAATATCAGTACGCTCATGATGATTTAGATAATGTTACGGTATCTTTATCAAGGGAAAGAATTTTTAAAAGATCAGCGAACCCAGTTTGGATGTATAGAATTCATGAATGTGTTCCTCTTTCAGGATTCAAAAAAATAGAAAATATTGATTTTGAAGTGCATCATTATAAAACTCAAAAACAAATAGTTAGAGCGGAAGGTAGAAATTTAAAGATTTTAAAAGAATGTTGCGAAAATCCGCAAACGAGATGCTCAAGATATGAATTCTATTACGGAAAAGAATTGGCAGATCACGGTAAATGGGATGAAGCAATAAAATGGTTAAAATCTTATTTAGATCATTGGGATTATTATGAAGATGCTTATTTCGCTACATATAAATTAGCAGAAATTGAGTTTAACAAAAAAGATTACGACAAATCCGCACATTATTGCTTTGATGCTTTAAAATTAGATCAAAGGCGTGCTGATTTATTTTGTTTCTTGGGTTTAATCTATATAAATAAACAAAGATGGGATTTAGCTAAATTTTGGTATAGCACCGCTCTAATTATGCCTTACCCGACAGATAGTTTAGGCTTTTTTAACATGACGTATCACACATTTACTCCACATTTCCAACTAAGTTATGTTTATTCAATGTTAAAAGATTGGAAAAAAGCTCTTGAACATATAGAAGAAGCTTTAAAATTTAGACCTACAGATAAAAATGCACTATTTAACAAAGAAGTTATACAAAATAATATATGCCCTCCAACTAAAAAACCTAAAAAAGTAGCAATATACATACCTTTTGTTTATGACGAGAATAACCCGAATATTAGACTTAGAAAAGTCAATGTTCAAAAAGCATTGAAGAAAAACGGATTTGATTCTGAAATTGTCACTAAATTTGAAAAGCTTGATTATTTTGATTACGTATTTTCACATTCCCCGTTTTCATCCCAAGAATTGAGAAAATTAAAGTCAAACGGTAAAATAATCGCTATTGATATGGCTGAAGGCATTTTTGACGAAAATTTTCTAAAATCATTGAAAGAGTATAATTTAGTTTTTTGTTCTAGTTCAAAATTGCAAAACGTAGCTAAAAATTATAATCTGAACTCTGTTCATCTGTCAGATAGCTTTGAGGGAAATTAAAATGGTAACAGTAGGATATTGTGCAATGGGAGGCGGAATTTACGCCGCTCAACAATTAAGACCTTTAATTGAATCATTAGGAATGAAGTTGTTCATAATTACTGAATGGGATGAAGCAGACATCCCTTGGAATAAAGATACCTATCTCCAAGAGCTTGCCAAATTTGATATTCTTATTTGTCCTATAGATCATTATAAATTTCCATACAAAGGAAATAACAAGCTTTCTCAATATATGTACTTGAAAAAGCCTGTGATAGCTTCTCCTCTACAAAGCTATAAAGAAATTGTTACAAATGGTGAGAATGGTTTCATTGCTGATAAATTGGAAGATTGGGTTAAATACCTAACGCTTTTACGTGACAACCAAGATTTAAGAAATTCAATTGGTGAAAAAGCTTTTGAAACAGTAAAACATAATTTTTCTCCTTCTTTTTTGTCTGAAAAAATGTATGAATGTTTTAAAGAAGTAGAAAATACAATTGATATTATTATTCCAAATTATAACAACAAAAAATATCTTTTAAAAACTTTAGAGTCTTTAAAAGAAAATACCAAAAATAGCTTTGTGGTACACGTTGTAGATTCTAGTACGGAAGATGTTTCCGAAGTTTCAAATTACCTAGCTTCTTCTGGTATGAGATACAGTTTCAAAAAATTTAATGAAAGAACTTGTTTTAGTAAGCAAGTCAATTGGGGAATCGAAAATTCAAGCAATAACCTTATTTTGATTGGAAACAATGATTTGCTTTTTACTAAAAATTGGGATGAACCTTTAGTTTCTTTTTTAAAAGATAACCCTAACACAATGGTTGGACCTTTATCTAATTGTGACAAGTATTGGCTACATAATCATAACCTTATTACCAATAAAGGTTTAAGCCTTGAACCCGGAATACATTCGATTGAGGACTTTGATATTGACGACTTTTATTTTTCTCAAAACAATTTTAAAAAAGATGAAAGATTCCAGCGAGAAAAGTTAGCTTTTTATTGCACGATGTTTAACCGTAAACTTGTTAGCAAAATAGGAATACTAGACCCTGAATATGTGAATGGAGGAGAGGATTTCGATTATTGCTATCGTGCAAAAAAGGCTGGGTGGAATTTTTATACAATACACCAATCTTTTGTATTTCATTTTGGCGGAAAAACTCGAAAAGTTAATGAAAATGAGAATTATAATAGGCATCACGAAGAAGATGTTTTTAACAACACTAGATTAAAAAAGAAGTTAGGTAAATCTGTTTTAGCTTTTTACCTTGGAGCAGGGTGGGAAAAATGGGATGAAACTAACTTAATTCAAGGTGGAATAGGAGGCTCAGAAACGGCAGCTATTTGGATGGCTAGAGAACTTTCTAAATTTGGATACCAAGTTAAACTTTTTGCAGACCCAAAAACCGAACACATGGATTCTAGTGGAGATGATGTAGAATATATTCATTGGAGCAAGTGGGAAAATTTCGCTAAAACTACCTTCATTGATTTCTTAATATCCTCAAGAACTGTAGCACCTTTTCACAATTTAATTCACGCTTATAAGAAATTTGTTTGGGTTCATGATGTATTTATTAATCCTGATAGAAATCACAATGTATTTGTAAACGATGTTACAAATTACTTATGTTTATCAGAATGGCATAAAAATTATTTGAATTATCACCACAGCATACCGCTTGAAAAAATACACATAACTGCTAACGGTATTGATGAAACACGTTATCAAAAAGATTTTGAACGTAACGCATCTCAAATATTTTATTCTTCTAGCCCTGACAGAGGTTTAGACACTCTTCTTTATTGTGCAGATTTTATAAAAGATTATGTTCCAAATTTTAAAGTGGTTGTAGCTTATGGATTTAATAATTGGGAAAAGGCTGTCAGATTCAGAAATAACCCTTCCGAAGTTGAAGCAATGGAAAATTTAAAAAAACAGCTACAAAAACCTTATGTCGAATATGTAGGAAGAGTAGATCAAAAGAAACTCGCTGAAATTCAGCTTCAAAGTAGTGGTTGGTTTTACCCTACAAAATTCCATGAAACTTTTTGTATCACCGCTGCCGAAGCAGGGTGGAGCGGTAATCCTATTATCGCCTCTAAACACGCAGGAATTATATCTACTGTAAAAGAAGGCGGATTGCTTTTGGAAGGTGACGCTTACTCTAAAGAATACAGAGAAAGATTTATTAATGAGTGCGTTGATATGCTTGTTAATAAAAAGAAGAATAGAGATTGGGGTGAAATGGCTAAAGAAAGAATGAAGAGATTTACATGGAAAGCTGTCGCTTTACAATGGCATAGAATGTTTCAAGAAGGAGTGTTTACTGAGATTCAATGATCTCTTTAACACACCTATATTTTTCAGCTTTAAAAATTTTTTTATTGTCTTTGCCGAATTTTTCGCAAGTTTCTCTGAAAGCAAAATGATATGGGTAATCTATGGTATTATTATTCTCAATAACGAAGTAAAGAATCCAAATAATCACTTTTTAGTAATTTTAATTTTTTGATTGTCATAGGAAACTTCGTAATTGTCTCCGACTTCTTTTTTTAAAGAATTTAAAGCTTTAATTTTACTTGAGCCTCCTAAGTCGATAGCAACTTCTAAAGAACCGTCTAAATGATTCTTTTTAGGTTCTCCCATGAAATGAAATTTACCATCTCCAAAACCTTCATTGAATCCCTTAGAAAACCACTTTTTTAGACTATAAACATTTGAGTCATCGTTGAAAGTCATTTTTTTATTATGACCTTGAAACATAGGGTCGCTTTTTGTCTTTTTTGTCTTAGGGTGCTCTTTCTTATACTGTTCATAAGAAATGGCTAATTTTTTCTCTAATTCTGCTATTTTTTCTTTAATCTTTTTCATAATTTAATCCAATGCACAATAACGGTGATATTTAATTCCCTCGTCTCCCATTGCAGACACGATTTCATTAAAGTCCATATTTTTTATTTTTGCTTGATTGTCTTTAACCCAGCGATAAAAAACTTTAATGTCAGCTTTTCCACCCTTAATGGCAGGAATACAAGTTTCTTCATTTATATCAGAACGATCTCTCACTCTGAAAGAGTCGTAATCAGCTTGAATGAAAACATCTTTACCTTGAATAGAGATTGGTTTGAAACCTGCCGGTGAAATTTCAATACCTTTATGCTTTCTTTCATAAAGTTTAATGTTGTCATCTTTCTCTAAGTATTTTTTTGCAATTTTTAATGCAGAATCAAAAGACTTAGCTTTTTCTAACTCTTCCATTAAGTCCGGTTCATTATTTGATCTGTTTAGATCATATAAAACAAAGCTATCCACCATCTTTCCACGTTTGCCTGCGTTTGTTAAATCCCAAACAGCAACGTCTCTATCATAGCGGTGAATTCTTATTGAGCCTACTTCAACACTCTCCCCACGGGATATGCTGGCTAACTTGTGTTGAAGATGAATGATTTGTTCTTTTAAATTTTGCATAATGTTTTATAAAGTACGCACCAAAGTTATTTCGATGCGTACTGTTTTAATTAGAAAGTTAAACGCCAAGTGATTGTAAGTGTTGCTGTGTTTGGCTTATTGATTACAGGAAATGTTCTGTAATTAATCAAAGTTCCTGTATTAGGAGTAAGTGTTGCATCTCCTCCAACTAGACCCATCTCAAGAAGAGAGCCTACAGCTTCCGATTCATTGAAGAAAGTAGTAAGATCAATGACATTTGTAGGAGTAGCTGAAACATTTAAACCGCTAATGAAATTTACACTTTGGAAAGTTTTTCTAGTCAATTCATTATTAAGCTGAGTTTGAGCGGCTGTTGCAGGGGGTGGATTTAATACGTCCCAACCACCTCCACCTAATCCTACCGCAAGAGCGAAAGCCCCATGTGCAGGTTCAGTGTTATCTTTCATCAAACGAGCTAGTAAAACAGAGGCAGCATTTGTGATAATGTTTTTTCCTAAGTCTCTTTGCTCAACTCGCCCATCATTGTAATTTAAAGTCGCAAATAAGTGACCTTCAAGACCAAATCTGGCTTTTTCTACTTCTCTCATTCCAAATCCTGTTTGACTAGATTCAGTCGGTAAATTAAATTTTTGTTCCATAGGTTTCATATTAAAACTCTCCCATTTAGGTAATTATATTAAAGTATTAACTAATGAGCGAAAAATTATCACTTAAATTTCCGCTTGGCTCAAACCACTCATCAAAATCATTCCCGTTCTCATCAAACTCTCTTAACTTTTCTGATATTTCGGCAAAATTGTATCCCGAATTAGTTAAATCAAATTTAGTAGCTAAGTAGTCTAAAGTATTCAGTTCAGCGTCCGAAGTATTATAAGTTGTAATTTCCCCATCACTCATTTTCATTTGTTTTAAGTCTTCAATTATTTTAGGTATTTTATCTAAGAACACAGGGTTTAAATTGTTTAAATATAAATCTTGGATTGGAGGGAATACTTCTGATAACCCTCCGCCTTGACCCATGTTTATTCCGTAACCAGAAGGAGGAATCATGGCAAAAATAGGTGCGAAACTTGCTAGGAAGTAAGGATAGAGAACTACATCACCTCGAATAAAACCGTCTTCAAAGTTTACAATCGTAGTTATCAAGTCTTCTTTTACGTAATCTTCATCTGGTTGCGGTATGTTCTCATTAAATCCTCCGCTCTGACCCATCGCAATACTATATCCAGACGGGGCGATCATATCGTAAATAGGTGCGAAACTTGCTAGGAAGTAAGGGAATAATACTACATGTCCGTGTATAAAACCATCTGCGAACCGTCCTGAAATAGCTGTGCTTGTAGTGTCTGTGATATTTCCTGTTGCGTTATAATTATCTAAATCATTAAGACCTACGTTAAGTTGATCTAGTACGCCACTTACAGGGAAAAGTTCTTTATTATCCAAAATATTAATATTGAAAGATAAAATGTCATTGAAAGCACTAATAGGTTCTTCTAATGCTAAAAGACCATAATTAAATTGAGTAAGACTTTCTTCAGGAGGGTCAAAAATTTCAAATAAAGTTTGTTCAAAATCTCTTATGTACTCAAAATAAGCCAAGTAATCTGAGATATATGAATCACATGTAGTTCCGGGGCGACTTCTTATTATACTGTGACCGTCAGTAGAGTTTAAATTTGATCTTTTGTCATTTAAACAAAATCTTGCGACAAAAAAATCATCAAAATCATTTAAAGCGTAGTCAAGTCTATACTCATCATCTACCTCAAATTTTGGAAATGGAGGCAAATAAGATTCTGGGGAATTATCATTCAGAACATTTTCATTTGTGTGAAAATATCTATCTACTTTGGTTTGATAATCAAGCTCTAACCAATTTATCATCTGGTGAAAACCTGACGGAGTTTCAACAAATTTTTCCACAGGTTCTTCTATCTGAGTATCATGCAAATCTATTCTCGAATAACTTACATCAAAACCTGTTCTCGGAACATAAAGAACAAATCGGTTAAGAACAAATCCTGTATTATTTGTCGATAAAATTTCATCAACACTTGGTTTAATGCCTGAATATGATTCCTGACTCGAATTATTAGCAAAATCAAAAAATAAATCTAACCCATCTTCACACATAGGTTTCAATCTATCTGTAACAGTTCCATAACAAGTAGCCTCTATTTCTAAATCAGCATAAATTTTACGAGTTCCATTACTTGATACTTGATGAGCCGTTGTCCCACCAACAATATTGTAAATTAAACTGTTAAGTTTACTAAAAGGGTCATTTAGTTTAAAAACTGATCTGCTATCATCTGGATTGATTAAAGTCTTTTCTTGTTTTAAAATGAAAATAGGAACACCGTAATTCAAATTATAAATAGGCTGTTCATCATATTTGTCAGATTTAAAAACAGTATAATCGTTTAACTTATCCCTTGCTGTCCCTAATCTATTAAACGCTAAAGTTGAAATGTCGTTTAGAAGAGATGAATTTAACCCATCGTATCCAGAATACCTATAGTCGCAATTTACTGGAGTTTTGTCCGGAATTTCAATTGTAGGCGACCATATAACAGAAGAATATCTGAATGTAGGAAGAGTGTCGTTATATGGGTCAAATTGGGATAAAACCGTATTTGGATTGTTAAGGGTAAAGTATTCAAAATGTCTTCTTAAATATGTATAAGAGACTGAAACTGAAGCACCTTCAGGAATAAGGTCTAATGTTTTTATTATACCTTTCAAAGCATTAACAGATTCCACAATAACAGGGGAACCGTTAATTAGGACTGTTACTTGATTTACACTTTCTAAAATTCCATTTGAACCATTTCCAAGTGGACCAAATCTAGTATGTAAAGTGTTTTGATCTACTATAAATGCTGGCTCATTTACAATACTTTTTTCTGTAGAAGAAAAACAATTGTCTCTTAAATCCTCGTAACCATAATTAAATATTTTTATATTGAAGACATCACAGATTTGAGTATCTTTTGTCTTTTGAGTTACTTCAAACCCATCTGTGGTAATTAATGGCAAATTTGTAACAGGGTCTATTACAAATATACAAGCTCCACCCCATCCTTGAGAATCCTCTTGAAACACAAATCTTGTATTTAAAGCTGTGTGAGCAGGCTTAATTAAATCAGTTAAAAAATTTATAGATGACTGAAGTTGAACTACATCTAAGCTTGAATTTTCAACGAAAATGGAAACTAAAAATGTGTGAGAAAGAGGTACTGTGTCAGTCACTCCATCGGCTTCTCTTCCACCAAGGAATAACTCTTCCAGTTCTACTCTTGCTTGATTTTCTGAGGCTAATTCTAAGGCAGCTATAATAGAACGCTTAGTAGCTCCATTGAAATAAGCTTTAATTAAAGCTAACAAGAAATTTTTAACAGCTACATCATCTTTATTTGCAAAAGGGAAAGCTTGATTAAAAAATAAATAAGATTCTAAATTTTGAAATAAAAATTCTGGACGAGTTGTTGTAAAAATTAAATCATTGTAAACGTCTTCAGCGTTAGTAATAACTCTAGCAGCTTCAAAGCAAAGTGATTTTAATTGAACTGCAAAAACAGAAAAAGAGTTCGATGATACATACGTTGAACCCATTGTAGATAACAATGAGTTTAACATTAAATTAGCTTTTTCAACAATTATTTGTCTAGTAAGCTTTGAATCTTCGACACCTCTATTATTGTAAAAACCCATTACTTACCCTGAAATTGTTAAGCCGTTATTAGCATAAGTTATATTTAAAGTTCCTATTTGACCGTATTCCACAGAAGACAAAATAATGTCTTTTGCACCTGTCTCACCTATAGCTAGATAAGTAACTGTATATTTATTAGCATTTGGATTGTTTCCATTTCTAGTAGAAACTATGATTGTACCATCTGCCGAAATATAACCTGCTCCAGCTTCATTAGAAACTTCCACGTCAGTTTTTTTCATGTTTAGTAAAAAGTCGTTTTCAAAAATTCCCCTGAACTCGTTTTCAGGTCCCCCATTCTCAAGAGTTTTTGATGCTAATTTTTGAATACTGCGATAAGAAGTTACTGAACCAACTTGATAAATTTCAAATTGAGGGTTTGCTAAAACTTCTCTAATAACTTGTGTTACGTCAGTTTTTACCATTTTTGAAGCAGGGACAACGACATAATCCACACCATTAGTATTTTCCATAATACTAATAATATCAGATTGATAAATATTTTGACCTAACTTGGTATTTGCTAAAAAATTTCCAATATTTGTTCTTATGTTTCTATCTACACGTATAGTATCTGCACCGCTTTCTAGCACAACAGTAATATCCATATCAATAAATGTAGGTTGAGCTGCTTTGATAACAACGTCTGCCGTTAAGTGTCTCATTTCATCAATAACTTCTTGGACTTCTGTTAAAATATCATTTACTTGATATTCAACAGTCATGATTTCTCCAGCTTCGTAAGAAAGATATACAATAGAACCATCGGGAATATTTCCATTAGTAGTTCTTTTTATTTGAGGCGGAGTTCTATTGTCGCCCGGAATAATTTCATAGTCTAAGTTCAAAACGTATAAAACATTTGATACATCTTTCACTTCAAGAGTAGTTAAATCCACATCCACTTGACTCAAAGCTTGAGGAAAAATACCTACCAAAACTAAAGGTTCCCCTGCGATCACTTCTTTTTGTGCATTAGGAATCCCGTTTGCAAAATTAAATCTTATTTCATCCCTAGCTGAAGTCGATCTACCAAGTAATAACGGGTCATCTTGTCTTATTAACGTATAGTTTTCTGGAGATAGTTCTCCTGATTTACTACCTGTAACGCTCAGAATTTTTTCTACAGGCTGTGTTAAAAATCTAACATTATCAGATTTTCTGTATATGTAGGTTACTCTAATCACATCTGTAATAGATAAACCGATTAACTGATTTGTTTCTAAAGATTCATCTAAATCTATTAAATTGCCGTCGTTTGATATTGCTATATTTGTTAAATCATAAACATTATTTTTAGTAACATTTCTTACTTCAATAACTTGGAAAATAGGGTATTCAGGAGAAACGTCTGAGTTTGTAGCTCTAAACTGCATGAAAGGTCTGGATTGAATGTAAAATAATTCATTTTGAATTTTTCTATAAGAAAATCCAAAAGATTCTGTTACAGTCCTATTTTGAATACCTTGAACATAAATATCTACTTTCCCATAAGTATGGATTTCTCTCAAAGGGTCTAAATCTCTCTGCATTAATGGGTCTTTTGCCTTAATAATCTTGGCTCTTGTAACACCTTTAATACCTATAGTGTTTGAAAAATACCCAGCTTCGGTTCCAGAATCAACTGATAAAAAAGCTAACAATGATCTAGTTGCTAACGAACTGTTAGACTCCCTGTCTTGACCAAATTCAGTAGGAACAGAATTAACTATTCCAAAAATTGAATCAAAACCGCTAACGGCTGTGACTATTTTACCAGCGTCAACATTTCCCAAATCTCCTGAATCCAAGGCTCTTATATTTAATTTGAACTCGTATCTTTGACTCGTAGGATTGTAGTATCTCGATAATTCGGATAATCTTAATGTGAATCCTGAAAGGACTTCAAAACGTATTGACGGTACTCTGTTTATATTATCAGGCAATGTTTCACATATTGACCCCGCTTGAACAATACTATCTTTTTCTGGAATTCTTTTAGTGTAAACAGTTATTTCTCCAGTTGCTTGACTTGCAGGCAATCTAGTCTTATTGACATTACTTGCTAATTTGTCAAAAGCGGCATCAATTAAATCTTGAACTAAAGATGCTTGATCTTCTGGAATTAAAATAGCCTGCCTCAATGAATTTTTTTCAGGAGTTGTTAAAACAGGAGAAGAAGAACCTGTATTGTTAGGGTCATCAAAAGACAGCAAAGTTGAAAAAGATTGTGCTGTATTCATGAACCTTAAAATTGTAAACATTCGAGAAAAAAGAGTGGATGCAGGGTCAACAAAAGTGTCCCTGAGAACTGTTCCGGGCTTTACGTCTAAGGTGGAATCTGCTTGTAATATTTGGTCAATTATAGAAACTCTGAAATCACCTTCTGTTCTTTGATCTATTTGCTTGATCTGTGTATCTATAACAACAGGTTTAGCAGCTAACTCTTCACTATATGAAGATTCAACTAATTGTTTATTTATAGGGTCAAAGAAAACGCTTGTAACCACGTAATGATTTTTTTCTGTGATAGGTTTTATACCTAAAGCCTGAGTTTGTCTGTTATGTGTATAAGATATGTAACTTATTCTTTCTACTTTTTGTTGTGTAACAGTGGTAACAATATTTCCGACTTGAGTTACTTCTTCATTTAGAGTGGTTTTATTGTCTTCAAAATAATCAACAATATTAACAGGAGATTGGTTTAGAAGAGTAAATCCAGTCGAGCCTCCACCTATGTCTTCAGCCCCATAAAAGTTAAATCCTATGAAATCTGCGTTTTGAGAAGAAGGAACACTGATTTTAATGCTATCTCTTTGCTGTCTTATTTTTATCCCATTAGGAACAATATCTTCAAAATCTGTAATCAAATTAGAGTCATATATAACAGCTAAAAAATCAGCCCCACTAAACGCAGAACCTTTTACTGATTGAACAACAAATTTATTTTCACCTTCTAAAAGATTGGCAGAATAGCTCCACCCTCCAAACCCATTGAGAGTAACTCCACCACTTGATTGATTAACAATGATTGAATCAATTCCTATGTCATAAGTTCCTGAAATTGTTATATTTTGTATATTCGTACTAAATGAAGGCTCAGAAGTAGGAAATGTAATATTTGGTGTATTTAATGTACTCATATTTTCAATTTATCCTGAATTTGGGCATACAGCTTCATCTGGTTGTTTTTATCAATAACCCTTCTAACATCTCTAATGTTTCCGGCTCTATTACGAAAAATTATTGATATTTCAACGAGAGTTGGATTTGTAAGGTCAGGTTGACTTACATCTATACTTATTAATTGCTCTATTCTTTCTTCATCTGATACTTCTTGAAACGATGCTTGTTGATCTTGCAAGTCTTTTAAATTTTGCAATAAAGATTCGACATCTTGAGCCATTAACAGTTTTAAATTATCAATATTGGTTATTTTACCACCGATTAAAGCATCTAATACTGTTCCATACCAAGGATAATATGTATTTGTTCCTCGAATGGTTAATGTACCCTTAACAACATCTTGGAGGAGTTTTTCCTCTTTGGTTATAAGAACAAGCCTCCCTAGTTCATCAACAGCGTAATCAAAATAATAAGAAAGACCTTCGCATTTAGGACAGTCAGTTAAAGAGGTCGTGTAGCTTAATTCAAAAAAATCATCCGTGCTTTTTTGCTTTTTCTTTAATTCAATTTTTTTCCGACTAGAATTTTTATTTTCTAATACCTTAAACCCAAATTCAGGACTGTTTTCCAAAATAACAAAACCGTTTCTTTTAATTTGTAAACTTTTACTTACAGCTAAATCTCTGATTATGTTTATAGTTCGTTTATCACTTTCAACAAAAGCTATATCTTCTACTATTTTATGATCGCAAATCCTTTCTACTTTTATTTCCCTGCTCATAAATTTTAACCTTTAACAAATAGTAAATAAGGTTTAGAAGCTTGTGCTTCTGAGCTTATATTTTTAATATCTAAAACTAAATCTTCTGCTACTTGAAATGCTCCATTTCCCAAACATGATGTGATTGTGACTGATACATTTCTATTATTATTAGTATTCAAAATTAACTTTGTACCAGAGTCAAAATTCCAAAAATAATTAGCCAAAAATATTGCGTTTTTATTTGTATTAGAATTTTGATTAATTTTATCAGGTTCTATTTTTTTACCGTGGACAGCTAAAACTAAAAAATAGTAATTATTACCGTCAATTTTTAAGCCAAAATTGGTATCATATACTTTTTGTAATTCTCTTTGAAGTGATTGATATTCCGCTTGCAATATATTAGGAAAATTTTCTTGATTCGATACCTGAGACTTTAATTTATCCCATAAGCTATTTGTAATTTTACCGGTCGTATTAAAAAAAGACATTAAACATCCCTCAAATCATTTTTTAATTCTCTTAAAGCTCTTAATTGAAAACTTTTTTGCTCTATTAAATAATAAGCTTTTTTTATTTTATACTCTAATTTTTCATCCCTTCTTAAATGAGACTGCCAAGGTTTTAAAAGTGAATCAATAATAGAGGCTGTTTTTGTACTATCGAATTTATGTGATTCAAAATAAGATAAATCTTCATTGACTACAGGAGCCTTTATGTATTTTGACAAAGCGTAATCTACGTCAGCTTTTCCGTATATAGAGCCTAATATACCTTCGGCTCTTTGCAATCTTGATAAAAAGCTTTTAAGATTGTCTATTTCCGTTTGTAGTGAATCAATTTGAAGATCAATATTTTTGTATCTTATATTAAGATAATTTTCTAACTGGTCTATTTCTCCTACGGAAGGATGTCCTAAAAATTTAAAACTCATAAAATAGAATGAAGCAAAGGCGTTACCGCAGTAGCATCTGCTCCTCCTGTTAAGAATACAAGACCGCAAGCAAAGTCATCAACAGAACTGATAATTTCTGCCCCCTCTGGAAATGTGGCATTGTACATTGTTTCTGCAAAGGCTGTTGAACCCATGACTATTGGTATTCTAAGTGCATAAAGATTGGGAAGACTGATTCTGAAACTTCTTAAAAGGTTTGTTAAGTCCTCTATTCTTTTTAAAAAGTCTTGAAGAACTTTTATTTTTATTGAAATCAAGTCAATAAAATCCACTAACGCTTTTACTCCTGTTTCCAGTGAAGATATAAGACCATTTGCTAGACTTTCAATTAATTCAGCAACATCATAAATAACAGGAATAAAATCTTTAACCGCATACCTATTCCAGTTTGGAGGTTCAGCAGCTATAACAGACATGCAAACACCTTTTTGAAATCCTAAAGCTGTATTATCCTCATTAAAAATTATTTTAGATGCTTTTGTTCCAGAAACATCTTGAATCATTATTCTTCCATCTGTAATAGAAAATCTGACATTCGGATTGTTACATTGAGATTCTAAATCTAAAATTACATTTTCAGCATCCACTGGTATAAAACCTCCGGGCAATATTATTTGCCTAATTCCGTCTTGAGTGAAGTATTCAAACTGAAGACCTTGATTTGAAGTACCTGAAAATACATTATTGAAATCTGCTATGATTGCATCTGAAGAGTTTGGCAAACTCGATGTACTCGATATGTCCCGTCTGAGTAAAGTTCCATAAGAGTTTTGGAAAATTTCGTTAGTTTCAGCTATTAAGTTTTTTCTATTAGGTCTAAGATTTATTTGGAAATTTTCATCACCTACATTAAAATTTAAAAAATTATTATCTAAATTTATGAAAAAGGGTTCTCTTTTAGAACTAACACAATAAGCCCTCTGTGAATTAGGAGCAACATCTAATTTAGGAGTTAATCTTATTTCATTAGATTTTGCAAAAATAGTCTCACCATCCTCACTTGTAATAAGAACTCTATAATAATAAGTTTTTCCATTTTCTATTCTTGTAGATGGTGTAGGGGTTATTTTTTTAGTGTACCAACTAGGAAACCCAGCATTGAAGTTATTGGATAAAAGCTGAACCTCTACAGTAGATTGTACATAAGACCATGCTTCAACTCTTGAACCTAGAGGAACAGGCTGGCTTAGAGTTACTACACCTTCTTCAAATCTTTGAACATATAGATCACCCTCATTTCCTGAATTAGGTATAGATATTCCATTTATTCTAAAGTCAATCCAATTATTTCCTATATACTTTGATTTAAAATCTGAGCCTGCGGAAGTGTCTGAGATACTTGTTTTTATTTGATCTAACGTGCTAAATTTTGTTCTCAAATTACCAGAGAATAGAAAATATTTAGCAGCTTCAGTGTCATATAAATTAAATTGAGAAGGTCCTAAATTATTTCCCAATAAAAATTCAGCACTTACTACGGAACCAAATCTTACATTCGCCCTTTCACTTAAATCTATTTTAACAAGTTGTGGGCTAAGAACATCTTCAGACAATGATTTGTCAATTATAGCTAATTGCTTAGGTCTAATTAGAACATCTAACGCACTAAATGTTTCTGCATAAATTGTTTCATAAGTTGTTTCTTCTGTATAAGTAGATGAGTTCTTTTTAGCTTCTGGTAGTGTTTGTTGATTGCTTGTTTGATTAGAAGAAGGAGACTCTTTTACAGGAACTCCTCCAGATACTTCTGATCTTTGAATAACATATCTAAAAGAGCTAAATAAATTTCCGGGCAAATCTGCGGTTTCAAACATCACTAAATTCACATTGTTTCCAGAAACTCCGTAAATTACAGGAGGAACAAATAAAGACTGATAAATATTTTTGAAGCCTCTTGCAATCAAAGCTAACAAATTAATACAGTCCATTAAATTGCCAGAAGTCGCCACTAAAACAGTTCCGCCTACTGGAGTGTTTGTATTATAAATAGGTCTTTGTGGGTCAGAAGCATCAAAAAAGGAATTATAAGCCTTGTCTAAAAAACCTTGAAATCCTCCTCTAACAGAGTTTACAAAATTTTGTGTATTTGATGTATCAGGTCCAACAATTAGTATATGAATTCCAGCATTAGCCAAACTTCTTATAAATGAAGTTATTTCTTCAACTAGAGCTTTTGTTACAGCTAAAAGTAAAGAACTTGCATCTATGATAAAAACTCTAATGATTTTTAAAATACTTTGTATTATTGATAAAATTGTTTGTAATGGAGAAAGGGTAGCCTCAATACTGCTAGCAGCATTTTCCAAAGGTTCAATATAGCTTTCAAATAAAGTTCCCCGAATTCCGGTTTCCCATTGAATGTTTGCCATTTACTTCCTTGTTGTTTCTAATGTATTTTTTATATTTTCTGCTTTTTCTTTTTGCCTTTCTAATTCTTTTTGAATTACCCATGAGGCTTGATACAAAATAGCTTCTAATTTATTGTAGATGTTTGGTAATTTTTGTTCTTTCCATTCAATTTTTGGTAATTTTTGTTCATCACTCATAATTAATTCTCTATAAAAAGTATTCTTATGTAACCCTCTTCTAAGACAACTAGCGGGTCTGAAGGAACAAATAATATGCCGTCTTTTCCTACAGTATAGCTAAATGATTCTTCCCCGACATCTACGAAAACACCATATACATTTGTTCCGTTTTTTACAGGCATATTTATTAAATGACCTGTGGAATAAAACTCTTCACCTACACCAAAACTTTCCATGAGATTAGAATACACAAAAACTACCATTCTATACTGATAAGGTGATAAGTTTACACCGTGTTTTAAAGAAGAAAATTGAGTTCCTTTTTGAGCAGGTATCAGACCAGAATCAAATAGTATTTTACCACTAGAATTAAAAATAACTTGCTTTAAAGATTGATTAGAATTTAATTTTTCAATGTAAGCACAATTGGCAACTGAATAGTTTTTTTGAATAGGGTTTTTTAAAATTAGTTTTGTAGATTCATACTTATCAAAACCTTCATTAACTATATCTAATATTTCAATTTTTTCACTTTGGAATGAAAAGTCTGAATTAGGGTCATCAAAATTATAAGTAGCTTCTATAGGTGAAAAATTATCTAGGACTGTAGTTTGTCCCAAGTAACCAGAAGGGTTTGATGCTAATGATTGTTGACCTGAACCGGAATCAGGATACTGGAATTCATTGAAAGTGTAATAATTGATTCTTATTCTTCCATCTGCTCCATCCCCTCCTATTATTCCTTCTAAAGTCTCCGCAGATTCTCCTTTTCCTCCTGCTCCGCCGCCCCCAGCGGAAGCAAAACTATTAATCGCACCTACTCCAGAAGAACCTCCGTTTCCTGAAATTCCTCCTAAGCCGTGGCTGCCTCCAATACAATCAAATATAGGAGTATTTATCGAGCGAGAATTTACAAATATTGTTCCACCTGCACCTGCTCCTCCACCTCCACCTGCTCCACCGCCTCCACCTGCTCCTGCTCCGCCGATAGATTGTGCCGATAGCGGTGATGAACTACCTGAAACAAATCCATTGCCTCCATTTCCACCGTTACCGCCATTTCCACCGTTACCGCCATTTTGACCGTTAGACAAAATTACAGGATTGTTAATTGCATTAACTTGAAGAAAAACTATACCCCCACCATTTCCCCCAACAGCATTTCCCTCACTACCGTTTTGACCTAGTGTAGAACCTCCTCCACCACTTCCTCCCGAACCCGGAGTATTACTGGAAACTCCGCCAGAAAGAAAACCTGAACCTCCATTTCCACCTTTGCCAGCAGCTCCGCCGCCGCCCCCAAAATATAACTGAGATAGCTCAGGAATCCCTATGGATTGACCTCCTAAACCTGCTAGGGAAGATGTCCCACTATTTATAGAACCTGAAGAACCTGAAGCATTTAATCCTCCTCCTAAACCAAATCCAAATGAGCCTCCATTTTGACCGTTAGTAGGAATTTGTGAAACTAAAGTGGCGGAATCTCCTATTGCTCCATCTGTGCTTGAACCTACAGGAGTTAATCCGTTTATAGAAGTTGCTCCTCCTCCACCGCCTCCTGCACCAGAGGCAGACCCTCTTTTTCCTATGTCTCCCACGGTAGCATACCCACCGCCTGCTCCGGCACCTCCACCCATAGCACCAGAACCTCCACCTCTTCCACCTGTAACTTGAAAGCCATTATTTGAAAAAGACAGAGGTAATTCGGAATCTAATCCGTTATTTCCATCTAAGCCACCTCCACCTCCACAGTCTTGAGAGATGTTTGTTTTCTGGTTTAATTCACCAAATAAAAAACCTTCTCCTTTGCCTCCAGATAAATTGGCTCCACGGTATCCTTTTCCAGTTACATCAATTTTTGAATCTAAGGGAGAGTTATCCCCCATAAATTCAACTGTCCCTGTGGCAAAAAAAGATAAAATACCTCCTCCATCTACAGGACTGTATGGACTACAAGTAAGAGTTGAATTGTTTAAAGTTACGTTTCTAAATTGAGGTACGGTCATGATGAAAACATGATTGTTTTCACCATAAAAAGAATTACTTACTCCTAAATGTCTATTTAATATGAGGTTTTCTTCAACTTCGATAGAATTAGAGGCAGAGGATTTAACTTTTAAAAAATCATACTGACCTATTTGAGAAGAATCAGATAAATTATTCACTTGAGCAGTAAAAATTATAATGACATCACCTTCCTGAACTTCAATGTCATCACCTGAGTAATTTATTACAGTTTGATTTTTTAATATATTATTTGAAACTTTTCTTTTTCGGCTATAAGTAACTCCATTTATATCTTCATTAATGTTAAATTCTCCTGAATTTAACACTAGATCACCATGGCGACCATCACCAAAATTAATATCTGTTCCAAATTTTAAAAGACCTTTTTGAATGTCTATGGAAACTTCTCTGTTTTCAGGTACAAAACTAAGATCAGTTAAATCTCTAGCTATAAATTTTGTATAATTTTTATGAATTAAAAAATCTAAACTGTCGTGATATAAAGTAATACCGTCAGCACTACCATATAGCTTATTACCTAAAGAAGGTGTTTGAGTTAAATCATCTCCGAGTGTATAATCAACACTTTCAACCCAGTTTGTCCCATCTGATTTTTTTAAGACTTTAGCAGAAGATGGTTCAGAAGAGGGTCTTATTGAATAAGAGTTTTGACCTAAACTAAATAGCCCTTCTTCAACTACGCTTGAAATATCAGAGGAACTTTTTATTTTTAGTTTTTCACCTACTCGATATTTAACGTCATTAGTTGGAACAAAAATTTCTGTTTGACCTTCTGTAATATTGTCCAAAATATAATTTCTAAAAGACCTTGAGTTATTTTTACTAAAGACTTTTCTTGTGGAAATTTTTCGGTAACTGTATTTTCCTCTAAAATCAAATAAGTCAAGTTCTGAAATTTCATCAATTTCTACACCATTTGAAGATTTTAATATTACTATCCAAATCAAAGAATTTTCATCTAAAATTTTTAAAGAACCTTCCTGATTGTCCTCTCTTCCATTTTTTACAGCTTCTAAAACTTCAACGTAAGTTCCTTCTACGCCATAATTAATTCTAATTTCATCATCTTGATTCAAATAAATATGACAGGCTACTGCTTTCCCTGTGCTAGGTATATTTGGAATAAAGCTAGAGAATGATGCGTAATCTCCACTAATATTACCATTTTCTAAATCTATAAAAGTGCTTCCAAAAGTCGCTTCCCCGTTTGAATTTCTTGGAAATTTAGAAACTACTTGACTGCCTTTCAGATAAGTAAATTTAGTTGTCCCAGCAACTTTACAAATACTAGGAAGTAAGCAGACAGTTTTTGGACTATTTTTAAATAATAATAGTCTTGCGTCTTCTAATGAGTTATTTTTTCCGTTCAATATTTTTAAATTAGCCATAATTTATGCTCTACTTAGTACAATTCTTATAAAACCTGTTGTTCTTAAACTGTTTGTTTCAAAATCAAAAAATATTCCACTGGAACCTATTTCGTATGAAAATGTTCCTAGTCCTCCAGTATCAGGGTCAATCCAAATACCTATTTGTGTAGCTCCTGAAGCGTAACCATGAGGTATAATCCTAACATCACTATCTGAACCTGTAGGACTGTAGTAAACTATAGGGTTCCCACTAAAAGATTTATTTTCAGGGTGAGCAAAATTTCCATTAGTTCCAGATGAAACAAAAATCCAACCTGTATCATAAGGCTGATTTTCTGAATATGATAAAAAAGAAGTTTTAAATTCTGTAACATTTATTTTAATTATTCTTGCAGCCTCACCAACTGTAAAATTTCCAACAACCGTAGGGGTGAAAAACACTTCATCAAATAGCTCACCCTTAACAACATTAGTAACTGTAAGAAAATCACCTTCTCCTGTTCCTACTGGAAACTCTTCTTGAGTTCCATCTAAAAGTTTTTGAACTTTTATTAAATCACCTATTTCACATACCGTTTTATCTACTTTAACTGAATTTTCTCCATCAAAAACATCCACGATTAATGTTTCAAAATGAACTATGTCAGTTTCAGTAAAAATATCATTAACAGAATTTAAAAATTTAAAGCTAGGAGATTCTACAAACAAATCATCTTCATTTATAATATTTAAAATACTGCCAGCCGATGATAATATTACAGAAAAAATCTTTATAGCTCCATATACTTTGTTTCCACAAACATCATGTTCGTTATCTATAAAGCCTTGTAATACTTCTTCTCTTGTTGAAAAATCTAATAAACTATACCTAACTTCAATCGTTTTATTTCTTGTATAATAAACTTGAGCCAACCTAAAATTATTACTGGAAGGTATTATGTTTACAAAAGACGAGTCATTTATTGTCCCATTTTCAAAATCAATTGTTATTTTTGTTTTTTCAAAATTAACAGAAGATGGAAAATTTGATTGAACAGCACTCTCATAAAATATTCGGTCATTGGTATAAATATTAATTTTTTTATCTTCTATAAAACATTGAATAGGTTTTTCTTTACCTGAAAAATTGTTTTCAATATTTTGTAATTTTATGTTTGCCATTAATTTAACACCGCTACCGCTCTGTAGTATCCACTACTGACAGAACTAAGTACGTCTCCAGATGAATCTAAAATGTGATATAGTGAATTATTTCCAAATTTTAGAGTCACGTTATCAAAATTCATTTTTATATTGACCCCATAGGTTTGACTTAAACCTGTGTCTGCATATTGAGTTAATAGTCTCGCACCTTCCATACTTTCTACTGAATTGAAATAAATTAAAAAATGATAGGTAAAAATATTTAGGTTCAAATTATGCACTATATTGACTGTTTGAGATGTTGAAGATGCTACCCATCCAGAATCATATAAAATTTTACTTTTAGATTCCAAAGCCTGTCTTAAATTACTATATTCATTAATTCTAACTCTAGGTAAATCCGACAAATCATAAGCGTTTTGAAGATTAGAAGAAAATGTAATTATGTCAGAAAGTGGCGATCTTTTTTGAATATTTTCAACTACTAAATTTTCTGAATTAGTTTTGGAAAATAATGTTATTGAATCACCTGCTTGTAAATTTGTATTTCTAATATTTATTTGGTTTTGTTCATCTAAAGCAGACTCACTCAAATATTCTAAAAATTGTATTCGATATTCTTCATTATTGTCATTTGTAAACTGTAAGGTTTCAGTATCTAACCCAAGTACAAGATCAGGTCTTAAATCATGAAATGTTTCAATCGTATATCCTGAACCTCTATTAACGATTAAAACACAGTATAGAGGCATATTATAAGATTTAGAGAAATTAAAAGAATTAAAATCAATGGTAGCAAGTTCTATAGTTTTGACACTTTCATAAGCAACGCTTAATAAATCCTGTGTATTTATTGAAATAATGGCTATGACCCCTTCCCCAGAGGACATACTAGGTATTAAAAAATCAGAAGAAATTTCATCTCCATCAATTACACCTGTACTAAAATCTAATGAAGTTATTAAATCTTGATATTCATTTAGAGAGCTTCTTGGGAATTTAGATATAATGTCTCCAACATAACCAAATTCAACCCTTGAATTTCTAACATATCTTGAAGGATGCAAATAAAAAAAAGAGCCTTCAGAATAACCTAAAAACCGTGTGTCAACTTTTGATGAATTTTGTCTATTCTGTATTTTTAAATTAGCCATTATTTTTTACTCATATATTTTTTGAATTCACTTTTTAATTTTTTACGAAAATCTTTTTTTAAATCTTCTATACCCTTTTCAAAAAACTTTGTTTTAGGAAGTCCGGGGTGAGTCCAACTTCCTTTTTTCCTCATGGATTTTTTACTAGCCCATCTAAAAACAACCTCTCCAGTGTTCTTATCTTTAATAGGTATGGGACGGGTCGCCTTTTGCAAGTATTTCATTTTATGCTTTCTTACTCCATAGTTATGATAGGAGCCGATAGCGTTTAAATGAAAAGTTATACTGCTTTTACCTATAGTAAAAGATACACTTTTTCTGATAGAATTACCGTTTTTACCGTAATTCTTTTGATGCTCTCGAATTTTTTTCAGCCCTGCCCTTCCTAAATTATATTTAAGACGGCGTGTCAGTAGTCTGTCTAACTTCTTTTTTAAGACAGATTTACTCAATAAGGGTTTGATATAAACCTTTAGCATCAATACAACAAATTATTAGAAAATAAGTCTGAAATTTAAAAGGAAACGAGAGGGAAGTTTATCTCCCCTCTCGTATAATTTTAGAGGCTAGTTCGGATAGTGTAGTTTACTTGAATCCAATTTAATGGGAAAACAGGAGAGTAAAACGCTACAACGTCTGCTACAGTAGGGTCACTCGCTCTAGGAGTAGCCTTGATTCCTGTATAGGCAGTTACAATTTCACCTTGAATTAGTGCTTTAAACATATTCGCTAAAGAAATCTCAATATCTGTTATGCGAGTAGGTAAGAATTTTTCTGCAATAAAAGGGTCAAGAATTGACCTTGTTTGTTGCTGAACATAATCTTTAATAAACACTATAGAAGGCTCTCTGGTAAGTACGTTGCTCATATCTGTAGTTACAGCCTGTCTAATTTGAATAGCTGCTTGATTTTCTGTAAGAACCGTTAAACCTGCCGTTGCAGATTGATTGGCTGAAACAGCATCAAGTTTTCTAAACAAGCGACGGAACCCTACCATACTCTTACGTGTTAGCGGAGTAGCAACATCGAAAGAAGGGTTACAAGCTAATCCTGCTAAAGCTGCTGCTAAAAAGCTTCCATCAACTGCGGTTTCAACTTCACGACCTAATGCGTCAGTTAAAGCTACGATAGCTCCGTCTGGATATACTCCTATTAAACGCTCAGTTCTCAAAGCCTTTGAAAAGTCTTGAGCAGATTCAGGAGTAGTTCCGATTGCGTAACCAAAAACTCCTGTTCTTTCAAGTGCGTATCTTGTACTTGAAACTTTCTCAACATGCTTTTTCATGTATTGAATAACAGGTTTGCTTGTTGTCAAACAAACCATAATGTTTGGTCTTACGTCTCCATCCATAGGGTTTTCTAATGAATCCATAGCTGCAAAATAATCAGAATCATTTGCCTGTAATCCGTCAGAACCCTTTTTAACTTGGACGAGAGCTACCGCAGGAGCACCGTTAAGGAACGCTAAGTTACTTGCTAAAGTTAATCTGTTCTCAACATTTAATTCACCAAAGTTGCTTATAACATCTCTGAAATTTAAGTAAACATTTGGCTTGAAATCAGCTTTAGCATATTCAAGAGAAACGTAATAAGAATCTCCAATGGCAGGCTCACTTCCACCTTTGTTATAAGTATTAACAATAGCAGTATTTCCTACACCTACCCCAGTAGAATTGGAAACAATTAAGTTAATTCCGGGTATTGATTTTGTTGGATTTGAATCTGTTTTAAATGTTTGAGAACACTCAATCATTAAAAAGTCACCAGACTGATAACTAAATGTCGAAGGACTTAAAACAGTAAATCGTAAACCTGTTTTTGAATCAATGTAAGTTTGATCTAAATAACCAGTACCGTTTGAACCAGAAGCTCCTAAAGATGATGTAACAGCATACGTATTACTATCCGTAAAAGTCAGAGTCACAGTCTCTTCAAGTGATGCTTTTGGTATTGTTAAAGTATCTTCTACATCGCCCGGAAAACTGATACCTTCGATGCTAAAATTAGCACCTGCTACCATTGAACCAGTAATGTCGAAATTAGCATCAAAAAGTTGTCCAAAATTATCAGAAGATATTTCGTAATCTCCTGCGGTAGCACCAACAGAAGAAACTTTATTTGTGATTGTGAAAGAGTCGTCTGTTAAATTGTTGTAATAAAAAGACGCATATACTTTCATTCCTGTAGAAGGTGCATTTTTAAGAGTTACTGTTCTAGTTCCTCCTACAAGTTGTGCAACCGAAACAGGTCCAGCAGCTTTAGCAGAAGCTACTGAATTACCAACGTACACTTGGATTTTAGTAATATCGTCTGTTACTTTTGCTAAACCTGTACCATCTGTAGGAAAAAACTCAAGTTGAAAAACCTTATTAGTCCCATTGGATGAGCCAGCACACTGTCTAAAAAAAGCACGATTATCTACTAGAATACCTTGGATTTGAGTATCGTCAAAAGCTTCACCTGATTCTAATTCACCTATTCCTACACTTACTGAGCTTCCCCATTGAATTTTATTTCCAGATTCTATAACGAAGTCAGAACCTAAAAAGTAATCTTGTTTATTTGGGGTATTACCTACTGCATTTATTTTGCTTAAAGTAATGTCTTGTGGAAGGAAATCAAAAGTATCCTGCCAAGTGTTTGTATAGTAAGTTAAAAGAACTGTATCTTCTTCTTCAGGAGCACTTGAAAGAGTTACCAATCCAAGCTCACCATCAACAGAAGAAATTACTACAGATGAACCATTTACAGTAGCAGACAATCTTGAAGGGTCAGTTGTTGAAATCCCTCCGTTATTTCCAGAAACAATTCTAGGAAAATTAACTTTGAAAGTTTTATTCAAACCGTCTGCTTGTGAACTAACATCATCGTCTGTAATTTTTGTATCTTTTCGAGAAAAGAAATACGAAACTCTGACTGTTGAGCCAAGAGGAGGGATAGTTCCTAAAGTTACTTGTCCCAATTCCCCATTAAGATTTATAATAGAAGTAGGCTCACCATCAACAGTTACGGAAATTGCATTTGGGTCATTTGTTACAAAAGCGTTTCCGTTTCCATCAACAACAGGGAAATGAACTACGTTAAAAGTTCTGTTAGTTCCTGTAAATTGATTCGATACGTCTTCACCAACCATTCTAATATCAGAAGTTGCAGAAGAACCTCTAATAATTTCAAAATTGGTTAGTTTTAAAGTTTCTGCCCCAACTCCAATAAAAACAGGTAATCTTAAACCTGCAATGATACTCGGAACTGAAGTATCTGTTAATGTCTGAACATAAACGCCCGGAGGGGCGTAAGTGCTAAAAATTGCCATGAAAAATCCTCCAAAAAAGAATTAACTTTATCTATATTTCACTAAAAAAATTCTACATTATTAATATAAATAATTTGGGAGGAATATTCTCTAAGGCTTTTCTTTTTTTTCTTGCTTTGAGAATTCCGAATAGAGAGTTTTTCGTTCTTCAATTCTCTCTTTATTTACTGTTTTATATTCATAGTTTATTTTTCCAGATTCATCTTTTTTTATCTCTGATTTAATTGCTTGATTTCCCGATTCTTTTCTTATTTTATCTTTTTGTTTTTTTCGATCATTAATATCTTCCCATCTCTTTTCTGCTTCTGCACCGATAAGTCTATCTACAGTATCTCTTGAAGTACCTGATCTCATAACATTAATAGGGCTAAAAACTCTCCTAGTATTTTCTATATTTGAGCATTTTGGACAATTTGACTGAGGTCCAGCTTCATCCATTTTTTTAAATTCTTCAAAATGGTAATTACAATCCTCACAGTAATATTCATACGTTGGCATAATTAAATCCTCATCTCAAACTTTCTGTTTTAGGTATAAAGTCCACTTGGTATTTTTGTAAACTTTCCAATAATTCTATGTGAATGTCTAAAAATTTTATTTTTGGAAGGAGAGGAGCATAGAATCTCCAATCACTATTAAAATTAATATCTATGCCTGCCATGTAATACACAGTATCAGTGTTTTCATCATATAAATCTTCAGATTCCCCGTTCAAGGATACATTTGTTATCATTAAACCCTGTGAATCAAATACAGGTTTCAAGTGACCAAAAATTTTAACAGCTAACAAATCTGCGATAATTTCTCTTTGAATAGGGTCACGGCTATATATATCCATCGAAAGACTTGTTTCAAAATGCCCTCCATATTCTTGAGCAGCATCTTCCCTTTTATCAGTTACAATAACTACCTGTTTATCTCCTACTTCCACCCAATTACTTATGGCTACAACAACTCCAGATAATGCCTGACACAAGGTTTGTTTTTGTATATCAACAGGTCCAATAGAATTACTTTGATACCGATAAAAAACCCGATAATTAGCACCTTTGATTAAAGTTGTGCCATTAGTATCGTCAGGATTAATTAACCACGTAATCAACCCTGTATCCAAATTAACATTATAATGAATACCTTCTCGTAAAACGGTTCTATCATTTTCAAAAATTTCAAAAGTTTTTTGTCGTATAGGAAAATGAGGTAACTGATATGATATTTCATTACCTTTGGCTTCTTTTATTACAATTTCATCAAAATTTAACAAAGTATCAATCATTATTTTGTTTGGTTCAACAACTTCAAAATAATAAAGCCCTGCTTGAACTAAATTTCTTCTATGGTATTCCACAACAAGTTTGCTTCCTATCGCAGGAGCATAATTCAACACTACTTGTTTTTCTTTTAAGTCTATTACTGGTATAGGATTTCCATTTACATAAGCCAAAATCTGTTTTGGGCTTGTAGCTAAATCAAGATTACCCTCACCCGAAGTAGGTTGAAAATTTAGTTGAAAAATTCTTTTACTACCGTCAATTTGAGAAGATAGATCATCCATTTCGTATTTTGTTATGTTTGCAGAATCTTCTCTAACCCAGTCAAAAATCAAACTTTTTTTACCTTTCAGAGAAGCTGTAAAACAATGACTCACTACTGTACCGATAAAGTTATCGGAAGATATGGGCATGGAGTTGCCTGAAACATTTTTCACAACAACTCCATACTGAGGTCTTTCATCATACGGAAATTTATCAGAAACTTTAAATTTAGAAAGTCCGGGGTATTCTGAGAAAATACCTTTCAGTTCTTCGACAACACGTCTTTTAATTTCTCTTGAGAGAAAATAATACACTTTTACCCCTTACTCGTGGTTTTGTGCCATGATTAAAAGCCCTCTGGAAACTGCAAATAGAGGATTCTTGGCGTGTCTTATGTCTGTTACTGAAAAAGGGAAACCTTTTAATTTTTGAACTTCTTGTCTTACAACTTCCATAAAGTTGATTGGTAGAGAAGTTCCTCCACCAATAACTACAGGAACAGATTCAGGGAGATCAATTTGAGCCATTACGTTCTGACTTTTAATTTTTTCTACAAAGTTAGTTAAAGCATAACGAATTAAGGTTTTATAATAAATTGCGATTGCTTCCTGCTCTCGACCTTTAGGATTTAATAAATCAACACCTTTTTCTTTTACAGCACAAATTTTTGCAGGAGATAGACCTGTTGCTTTGGCGGCTGACTCATCCACATAATCACCACTTCTAGCAACCGCCATGGTAATTAAAGGAATGGATTTATATGAAAGAGAAGCGTTTACCATTCCTGCACCAAATGACATTGCAAAACCACTGAACATTGTGTCAGCACACTCTGAATATACAATTGCTTGAGCTTCATTCGCAGGGCAGGCTTGCCAACCTAAAGATTCAACCATTTGACCCATAATCATTTCATGATAAGTAACGTCCATATCAGCATCAATGGGAGCAGCAGGCACAGAATAATAACAAGGCGTTCCTGCCACAGGAGCTTCACCAAGAACATGTCTAAACAAATGTTTGATTACTTTTTGAGCTTCAATTTCTTGCGGAGAAATTGTTCCTTTACTGAGAGGTCTTCTTAAAGGTTGATTAAATATATTTGCAATATTTGCAGCATCATCTCCGACAATAATAACTCTATCACCTTCTTCAATGTATGAAATATTTGATAGCTTCAACATCTGTTTTTGCTCTACAGCTAGTGACACGAAAGCATCCCTAACCCGTAAACTTTTAACTTCATTATTATTTTCATCCAAATGAGAAGCAATGATTGTTCCTGTTCCTATATCTAAACCTTTACAAAGGTATTTAGGGTCTTTTTGTTTCGGACTTGCTGGTATTTCTTGGTTTTCTAACTGTTCCATTTATATCTCCTATTTTTTCATTTGATTTTTTAATTTTTTCAATGCTGCTAACGCATCATCTACGCTTCCTGACTGTGTTTGTTGAGTTACAATTTTAGAATCTTTAACATTCAAATCCTCTACTTTAGGAACATATTTTTCTTCAAAGTCTTGTATTCTAAAACCCTCACTTTGATTTTCAATTCTTCCTGTTCCTGAGTTATTATAGATAACTTGCGTCTTTGTGTTTTCTAAAGTCTTCTGAATTTGTGAAAGAAGCTCTACAGTTTTTTGAGATTCTTGAGGCTGTTGAGACAAACTTAAACTTCTAATTTCTTGTAAAAGAGCAGTAAATAATTGAGAGTTATCTGTTTTGTTGATCTGCTCAACTATTTGTTTTTGCTGTTCTTGTAAGGCAGACAAAGCTTGATAAAACGGAGACATATCAATCTTAACATCTTCTTTTTTAACTTCTTTGTTTTCCTTAACTTCTTGTTTTAAAGAATCATAAGATTGCTGTACACTTCGTAAAAATATAGCCTGCTTTTCTAAAACCTGATTTAAAACGGCAGGGTCGATTCCAGAGACTTCTTTTACTATTTCTCTACTAGATGGATTAACAATTTCATTTTGACGCTGAACATTATTTTTTTCCGTCATTTTTTTTGCTTCAAGAGTATTGTAAAGCAGAGCTTTTCTGTCGGCAGAAATCACCCACTTATTTTTCAAAGCAAATTTAAAATTTGGGTTAGCCGTTTGCCAGTCAGCCAAATTTACGGTTTCTCCGAAATTTAACCTAATTCCTAAGCCATCAATTACAACGTAGGGTTTTACATTACCTTTAAATAGTGCCATTCTTAACTCATTTGGGAAAAGTTACATATAATACATTGTAGTTGTAAATTATTGAAAGGAGTCATTATGCAAGAATTAACAAAAGAAGTTAAAGTTTTGGTTATAGATAACCTCGGTATCGTTATGGGAAATATCACCGTAAAAGATGACATGTACATTGTCACAAACCCGTTATTTTTAAGCCCAAGTCAAAACGGTATCGCTATGCAAAATAACCCTCTGTTTGAAGATGAATTAACAGTATCTAAGCAATACGTAGTAGCTGTATCGAATCCTAAAATTGATGTAATTGAAAAATATGAAGCTTACAGAACCCAAAAATCCACAGGGATTATCATGCCTCCTAAGTCTAAACTTCAACTTTAAGGTTTTTTATGTCTTTTAATTTATATGAAATGTTTCAAAAATATGGAGTAGCTCACTTACAGCCTTGGGAGGCTTACAGACTAGAGAATAACCTGTTAGTCAAAATTGACCCCTCTTCTGACACAAAATACCCTTTTAACGTAGGCGATAATTTTGAATTTGTTTCATACAATATGTACAAAGCAGGGCATCCTTTATTTGTTCACAATCTTTCATCAAGCGTTATGGAGTCATTTCAAATTAATGTGAAAAATTTTGATGAAAATAGTAATCCAGATTACATTTTATACAAATCTAAAATTGTTGAAAAAGTGGATTTAATTAAAGTTATTGATTTAGATAATCCAAAATTTGATTTTGATTTGTTAGCCTTTACTTTGAATGGTCTTCCATTATTTTCAGAATTAATAGCTTTTATGTTTAAAGAAATTTCAACTGCAAAAAACAGAGGTTTTCATGCTTAATAAAAAGTATTATTTTTTCCATGACACTGAAACAGGTGGATTAGACAACGGATTACATAAATTATTAGAACTAGGTTCCGCTATCTATGACGAGGATGGTAACGAATTAGAACATTTTCAAGAGTTTTTAAATCCTCTTGAGGAAAATTATAAAAAAGTCACACTATATGCTTTAAAAGTTAATAACTGTTTTTCACGAAGAGGTGACATGCCTTATGAAGATAGTCTTTCAGTAGCTAGAAGATATGCTGAGTGGTGTGTTTCAGTTGTAAAAAAATATAACCCTGTTTTAGTGGGACAAAATATTAATTTTGATGTGGGTTTCACAAATGAGTTTATGAGCGAGCACGGATTTCTTGGCTGGGGCGAACTCTTTTCTTATCACCGTGTAGATACGTGTGTTCTAGGTTATCAACTAATAGATTCTGGTATAGTACAGGCAAAAAGCCCCTCCCTAAAAAATTTGAGCGATTTTTTTCAAATCGAAAATCCTTGTGCTCACGGAGCATTAGAGGATGCGAGGACTACCGCAAAAGTTTACTTTAGGATGAAGAACATTTTCAAAGAGTTTAAGCAGTTAAAAGATGAAAAAAGTATCAATAATAACTCCAACTTATAACGGATTAAATGTTTTAAAAACATGCGTTCAGTCAATACAGACACATTTAAGTTCTATTGATTGGGAATGGATTATTGGAGAAAACAGTTCTTCTGACGGCTCTTTAGAGTGGTTACAGTCTCTCAAAGACTCCAGAATAAAAATTATTGAGAGAACTAATGAAGGTAACTTCAGTAGTATGAATAATTATCTAGCAGGGCAAGCAAGTGGTAAATATTTATTATTTTTAAATAATGATACTGAAGCTACAGATGATTTTTTAACCCCAATGTTAAACCTCATAGAAAATGATGATTCAGTTGGCATAGTTGGAGCTAATCTTTTCTACCCAAATGGAGAACTTCAACACGGTGGGGTTTTAATTGATAAAAATCTATCACCTGTAAATATAAGTGACCCTTTGTATAGAAATATTAAAACTCTCAATAAACAAACACACTTAAAAACTAGGGAATATCAGTCTGTTACAGGAGCATGTCTCTTAATTAGAGCAAAAGACTTTGAAGATGTTTGGGGTTTTGATGCTAACTATAATTGGGCTTACGAAGATGTTGACCTGTGTTTAAAAATTAAATATCACAAGATGAAAAAAATCGTTGGTTGCTCACATTCCAATTTAAGACATTACGAAAGTTATTCCAAGGCTAATCCTAATTTGCCTAAAAATTTTGAATTTTTTAAAACTAGATGGAAGCACGTTATAAAATCAGACGTATCCGATTTTTCACATGATATAAATTCCTATGCTAAAAATTCTAAAATTTATGAAATGACTTTTGTTGTATGTACTCACGATATAGCTCTTTTAAACGAATGTTTGATCTCGTCACTTTTGAAGCAAGTAAACCAAAATTTTGATCTCAAAGTTATATACAATTTTGATAATAGATATTCGTCAGTGAAAGCATTGAACAAAGGTATTAGAGATTCCAAAACAGATTTTGTGATTTGTACGCATCATGATGTCATTTATAACAAAAAATGGACTCAAGATTTTTTGCGAGAAATTTCAAAGTATCAAGGTTTCGGAGTTGCAGGTCTAGCAGGGGTGAAGTGGCTTAGAACCCCTATTCATAAAGGCGTTCCAGTAGAACCTAAAGAAAAAATTTGGGTTCATTGCTATGGAGAAATAACATACCCTTACGAAGGAAAAGATCATAAATACGGTCAATTTTCAGAAGGTATAGTTGATGTAGTAGATGAGCTTTGTATAATAATCCGAAAGAGTAACGAGATATATTTTGATGAATATACCTTATCAGATTTTCATTTTTATGGACCAGATATATCCTTAATTTCAAAAAATAAAGGAATGTTCAACGCAGTCATTAATTGCCCAGCTTACCATAAAAGTGATGGTACATCTTCAACTAAAAACGGGCTGGATAGGTATTGGCAAGAGTTCAAGAAAGTACATGACAAATGGAAAAATATATTTCCAACAGTTGTTACAACAACAGGATATTGGCATAAAGGTAGCACACATACTTTTATAAAAATAAAAGAAACTAAAAATAAAAACACAACTCCAGTACAATCAATTAATTTAGAAGCTGATACGACTCAAAGATTTGAAATTAAAAATTATAGAAAAGATTACCCAATAGTATGGTTTTTAAACGATGAGAAAATTTCTCATTCAGGACATTTTTATATTTTTTCAAGCAAGAATAAAGGAATATACCGTCTTTCGTGTAATTTTGTAGATAACAACGGAAATAACTCTTATCAAGAATGGTTGATTCAAGTTACTGAAAAAGAAGACAATCAAGTTATACTTGGGATGCAACAAAATTTTCACACACATAACTTTGGAGAAATTTTTGGAAATAAAAAAATATCTCAGGAAGTTTTCATAGATTCTCCGAACCTATGTAGAATAGATTTATTTTTAGGCACTTTTTCCAGAAAAAATTATTGTAATTTATTTTTGTCTATAACAAATTCTTTAAGCGGAGATTTGCTACGTTTCTCTTCAGTAGGCTGTGACAATATACAGGATAACGACTGGTTTAGTTTTTATTTTAATCCTATAGACGTACAAGGTAAAAAAATATTCATAAATATAGAGTGTAAAAATGGCTCGTTCGGTAATTCTATTACAGCCTATTTTGTAAACCATACATTCAACTTCGGCTCTTTATATTTTAACAACAAAAAAATAAACGGATGTCTGAGTTTCAGACTGTTTTTCAAGAAATGACATTTTCTTACATTACACAATTACCCACATATAACGCTATGCTTAATTCAAAAGTTAGAAGGTGTTAGACTAATTACTTACTATAAAGATTGATTAAAGCGATTATTTTCCTTACACTTTTTCCACACAATTTTAGTTTTTGGTAATCTTTCAGAAGAGATTGCTGAGATTGGAGATAAACATGGAAGTAATAACTTTTTCAAATTTTGCAAAAAGCAAGTACAAGAGAAAACTCGCAGTATGTAATACTTATCAAGAGTTACATGGGAAACAGCTTCAAAAATGGTGTAATAGATGCACTAAAAAAAATACATCCAGTTGCCCGTTAGAAGCGACCACAGGGTTTCAAGCACAAGTAATTAAATTATATCCTAAAAAGATAACTGTAGCTTCTTGTTAGCTACTTCTCGTACTCAGATGAAGCATACCAACAGTCAGGTCTTAGACCTATTTCAAAATTCTCAATCGCTGTACAGTAAGCCTTTTTGACATCTTCCGCATCTGTCAGTTCATCCATATCATTAATACACAAAGCTCCTTGGAAATAGGTATCCATTCTACATTGAGCGTTAGGGTGATTATGATTTGTTTTAACTACTTTACGTGTATCAGGTTTACTAAAAAATACTTCAGCGTTTCCAGACAAAGAGCCTAAAAGTCGAGCTAAGGATTTCCCAGCTAAAGCCGCTCTAAAACAGATAGCTCTATGTTTAAAGGTTTTATGAACTAATCTGCATTGATTTTTTGCAAACAACTCTTCTTCGTCGGTTATCTCTTTTCTGTTTGAGATAAAAATTTTCTCAGGCATTTTGTCGTAGCATAATAATCAGATTGACCTTCATTTGATGCCCACGAGATACCATTAAAGGCAGGCTTTCTCGGTGCTCCTGCTATATGATGACCAATTTCATGACATATAACAGCACGAAAACCATCAAGAGTGGTTTCTTTATGCCTCGCTAAACCTCCGTACATGCTCACTTTCCAGACTTTACCGACTTGTTGAGCAAAAGCATTTACTGTACCATCTTGCCATTTAGCATCAATTACTAATTCAGAGTCATAATTATTTTTAAAAATAGGAGAGTAGATATTTTTCATGTCTTCTACAGCTTTTAAAAAATCTTCCTCTGTTATTGTTGAGGAAGTTTTAACATAACTTGGAATGTAGAGATCATTTTTTGGTAAATCGGCTTTTACTGAAGTAATAAAAAAAGAAAAAACTATAAATATCAATATATTTTTCAAGAAAACTCCAAATTTATATTTAGCCTGCCGATAATCGACAGGCTTATTTTAATTAAAGATCGTTTGCATAATCTCTTTCTTCATCAAGAGCTTTTGCTAATTGACCGCTAGTAGAAAAATAATTTTTTGTATATTTTGCTTTTCCTACAGGAAGACGAATACCTGAAGGCATTTTTTCATCTGTGTAAAATTTAAAGCCATCAATTTCATACTCGTATAGTTTTGAAGAAGCAGCAACTTTATCTGACTCTACTCCAAAAACTTCTAGTTCGTAAGCAAGCTCACGAATCTCACTTGCAATTTTTTCAAATTTATTCATTTGATTCTCCTTTATTTGATTCTTCTAAAGATTTTGATAGTTCACCAGTTGTATTGAAAAAGTTTTTAGTAAATTCAGCTTTACCTACAGGTAATCTAATACCTGAAGGCATTTTTTCTGAACTATAAAATTTAAAGCCTTCTATTTCATATTCATATAATTTTGAAGCAGATGAATATTTATCTAACTTATCCGCAATATCGTTAATTTTTTTTGCTAATTTTTTAAACATCTTAATTTCCTGTTACAAATATTTCAACAGTCATAGAAGTAGCAGGAGAGGCTATTGCCCCAGACGTGATAAAAATTTTTGAAATTAAAAGAGATTGTTTCGGTAATTCAAAAACACTTCCAGATTTTATAGTTGTCGCATCATTGGCTATTGAATTAAATTTCAATGAAACATCTGCCCCAATTGGAGAAACTCTCAAATAGTTTGCATTTCTTCCAAGCAGTCTTGAAATATCCAAATCTGCTTCTTCTGAAGACCCAAGAGTTAATATAAAATTTTTATATACTGGAGAATTGTTATCAGTAAGTCTGTTATTTATAACATCATCTAAAGAATCTACTGAAACTGCTAAAGATTCTTCTATATCAGTCTCATCTCCATTAGAATCAATTCCAGTGATTTTAAAAAAATAAGGAGCAGATGCTCCAGAAGAACCTGTTAGTGATATGGAAGTACGAGATACTTTTGCCAGCACATTGCCCGGAGTAAACGGGTGAGCTTTATTTGGAATATTGTATTCTACAATAGAATATTCTCCATCAAAAGAAGAACTTCCGTAGAGATTAAATTTAATAAAATCATTGTCTTGGGCAAACCAATTTAACATGATTTCTTGAGAATTTACATTAAAGACATTTATTTCTGGTAACATATAAACCTACTTAAATTATTTAATTATTCGTAATCTGAATCACTATCTTCTTCATCTTCAGACTCATAATCTTCATCTTCTTCATATTCTGAATCTAAAATTTCATTAAAACATTTAATAAGCTCTTTGTGAGAAAAGGCTAGTTCATTGGCGTTTTCCTCAAAAGAACTCTTTAACTCATCATCTTCTACTTCTGACAACAGATCATAATAATTACTGATAAGTTCTTGTTGATTTTCCAATATTTCTAACAACAAGTTTTCTAATTCTTTCATGAACGCCTTTTTGTTTTTAGATAAATCTCTTTTATTAAAGGAACACAATTAGCCACATGTTTACATATAAGATGCCGTTTACCTCTTATTGTAGGAGCTTCCCCATTTCCCATTTGCCTTTCGTTATAATCTTTTTTTAAGCTATTCCAATCACAGCCATAAAATTGCCAAAACTCACAAGAGCAAGAAATTAAAACTTTCGAGCTAACGGCTTTTTTCTGATTACCTTTAGGCAAAAATTTAAGCTTTACTATATGACCTGTAGGATTAGACCAAGCCTCCCCACAAATAACATGAAAGTCATATCTGAAAATTTTGTTTCTTATCTTTTTAGGAGAAGCACTACAACTTCCCTTGTATTTTAAAGAAAATTTGCTAGTAGCATCAAACAATTCATCCAAAGTCCAAGCTACTTTAACATTTTCGTTTAAATCTAATTCAACTGGATTTTTTTCAAGCCTGTACTCTGCGATTATTGATCTAGCTATTTTTTCAATGTATGGGTCTGGAGTAGTTTGAACCTCAATACCGCTATCCCAATTTCCTGAAAAAATATCTTCCTTAATCTCTTCTTTATTTTGCTCAGAAGAAGGATTTAGATCACTTAAATAAGCTTTTCTAGGAGGAGTATTTGGTTTTTCTGAATCTAAAGACATGTTAGGAAATTGAGCTTCTGTTTCTGGGTCGATTTGGTTTTTTTGCTCTAACAATTTCTCGTATTCGCCCGGAATATCTGAAAGCCCCGGTTTGTTAAAATAAGGAACTAGAAGTTTCTCAGAAGGTTGCAAAACCGAGTCGCCCGGTTTTGCCATCTCTTCTGGAGTTCTAAAATCATAAATATTATCGTAACCCTTTATCGCCATCTATTTCTGCCAATTTTTCTTCTGCTTTACGTTTAATAGAGCCAGACTCTTTACTAATAATCTGTTTGATTACTGCACTATCGGAAGAATTTTTAATAAACGTGGCTTTTTTCTTCGCATTTAAGCTAGACCAGTTTTTTAAAGGGTCTTTGGAAGCAGTCATTTCTGAGTCAACTAAGCTTTTAACTTCAATAGCGTCATCTTGGGAATCTTTCTTGATTACCTTTGGAACAAATTGATCTTTAGCTATTTCTAATTTTTTAGTTTGACCTTCCATCAAATTTTCATAAAAAGATTTTGGGTGTTCATCTTCAACAACTGCGTTTTTAGTTACCTTGGCAACCTCAACCCCTTCTGTTTCTTGAATGATAGGTCTTTCTACTTTTTTATCTTTTTTAACGTCTGTTTGTTTTTCATCTACTGTAGATTTGACAATTCTTTTATCCACTTTTTTCATCTCAGTATCTTCAAGAAATTGACCATTTCCAGAAGAACCTCTGATTTGCATTAATCTAGCTTCTTTGGCTTTTTTTGCTCTTTCAGAAGCAGATTCTTGTGGGATTGAAGCATCTTCTTCCGCTTTACCTAAAGATGTTACCTGTGCAGGGCTTAGTATTCCTGCCCGAATCGCAGACATCAATGAAGGGGCTTTTTTATCCTCCCCTCTAAATTCGGCTTTTACTCCGTCAAATTTGATTCGTTCGTCTTTCTGAACGTACTGATCTAGTTCACCTGAATAAAATGATTTTGTGGCAATGTATTCACGCATAAAATTAACTCCTTAAAAGTCTTGATTTATTATAGTCAAACTTAAAAGGTTAAACTCTATTGGAAGAAATAAAATTTCTTCTATTCTGCACACCTTGGGAAGAAAATGGTCCTAGTGCTGCCGATACGCCTATTCCATATTTAGGTTGTTGGATACCCTTAACGATCTTGACTCCAAAATCTTTATAACGCTCCACAGAAGTTTGATATTCTTGTTCAAATTTGTCAGACATACCTTGATATTTAGAAGACTTATCAATCTGTAAAGAAATTCCACCAATACTGTAATCAAACTCGTCGTGAATCCAGTTAATGCTTAATGCAGATAGAGCTAAAGAAGCAGCTTTAACCGTTACGATAGTTTGAAGAAAATTTGGTAAACTTGTTAATGTATGTTGTTCTATAGGAGGAGCCATATTTACAGCATCAACAGCCATTAATAAATATTCGTATAACTCCTCATCTGTCCAAATAAATCCGAAAGTCTCCGTGTAGTTCTGAATAACTTTTTCATGTTCAGGAGGAACAAATCTATAGTTTCTGTCTGGGTTATTATCACGAAGTAAAAATCTTAATCTTCTTACCATTGTTCTTTCATTTTCATTATAAATGCTATTAACAATAGTTGATGGATTAACTACCGCAAATTCTTGTACTACGTTTCTTGCAGGATTCCCTTCATCATCAATAAAAGTCCAGCGAATAGAGTAATCGCCTACTGGAGCGTTTTGAGGAACTGTATAATTTGCATAGTATTTCCCTGTAGAAAGCCTTACAGGTTGGTTTTTTAAACCGCCTACTAAAATGTCCAGACCTGTAGTCCTATCGAATACAGCATAATAAATTTCTTTTGGGTCAAATGGATTATTGCGTTCATTTAAGACTTGAATATACAATTCTTGCGGTCCAAGGATTTGTCCGGGGTAATAAGCTACACCCCCAGTATTTGCAAGAAACTGAAGTGGCGTTGATTTTCTAACGATAGAAAACCTTTGGTTTACTTGCTCCCTATTCCCACTTTCTACTAAGCGTATATCCCACTGAATTTCGTACTCACCGAGATTTTCCCCCTCATCCATTCTAACATTTACCCAATAGTAACCTACAGAGTCTCTAGTAGGTATCTGATTTAAAGAACCTCCTACAAGAACGGGAGTGCTTCCTGATCTATCGTAAATAGTGTAGGTGATAGAAAAAGGGTCAATTAAATTTCCTTCGTTATCTCTAACAAAAATATTTAGATCGTTTTTAGTAAGTTGTTGACCTCTTTCAAAAACTACCACAGTATCTCCTTAGCTAACGAAATTAACGGATGCAAAAGTTTGTTTTTTAACTACTTTAAATTCTTTTATTATCTTAGAATTTTCAAGTTCTACCAAAAGAAAATAAGTTTCATTAGGAATAAAAAATTCTGAGTCTAAGTACAGTGAAACTGCATAAAGACCATCGAATATTGAGGAGAGTTCTATTCCTCCCAAGTAATCATTTTTTGATAAATCTTCACCAAAATAAATACCTTCAGAAAACCCTAAAGGAATGTTAGGTGAAACGATTAAATTTGATTGACTACCTTCCAGTAGGCTTTGAATTTTAACTCTTCCTTTATCCTCTACTGACGTAAAGTCAAAATTAGGGTAGATTTGAGAGTTTATAAAATTGGTGACATCTAAGGCTGTTTGATAGTTTTTATCAAATATAACTGTTTCCTCATTACCTCCGCTAACAGATAAAGTAATTGAGGTATTTTCTAAATCAGCAAAAGGTTCCAAATCACTTAACACATACGCTGGTTTAGGTTCAACTATATTGAATATTTTAATTTGATTAGAGGTTACTAATTCGTTAGATTCAAAAACAAAATCTGCGTAATCCCCTATATTAAAAATTTTCATTTTCTTTCCTTAATAAAATTTCTCAAGAAAAGAAAATTATTTGTGGATTAAGCAGACATTACTTGATGTGTTAAAGACTTCAAATTTTTTATTGAAGCAGCATAAGGTTGAGCCTTAACTTTCGCTTCTCCATTAAAATACTGAAGTTTCAAATCATCTAGCAAAGGCTGATATTCAAAGATAAAAAATACTCTGTTTCCAGTCTTTTCTGTTCTTTTCAAAGTACACCCTGCCGTTTGAAGATAAGCAGCAAAGTATAAATCAGATGTTTTATATTCATTCATTTTTAAATCTCTTTTAAATTTGAGTCGGAGATTATTCTCCGACTCATTTAATTAAATTTATTCTGGGTCAGAAATTTCAATAAGTCCCATAACAACGAACTTATCAAGAGCACCGCCAGAAGCGACTGCTAAAAGATACTGAGACGTTTCTTCTACGATAATAGAGTTGCCTGAAGCAAGGTACTGATCTTGACCTGCTTGACCAACCGCTACGCCTCCACCTAATCCGTTTCTTTTTTCAAGAAAACCAAGATAAATAGGTGATGTAAAAGGACCTACTTGAAATCCTCCGCTCGCAGATGTAACTTCTCCAGTGTGTGTTAAAACCTTAGCCATTTTTTCCCCCTTTAAGGATTTGTTTATTTCTTTGATACCATCCAACAATTTCTTGTATATCTATCAACGCATTTGCAATAAATACTAAGTAATCTACATGGTTTATCGACTTAACTTGATTCGCTTTAGCCAAATACATATTAAGACGAGCTAACATCTTTTTAATACTCGGCAATTCTTGATTCTCTAAAACATCTACTGTTTTTTTCAGTTTTGACATTTCTGACAACAAAGCTTTCGCCAAGGCAGGCTGAACCAAATTTTTTGGTCGCCACTCCCCTCCTTGAAAATCTTTAAGCAGATCGTCCATGATTACCCTATGTAAAAGATTCACTTATTATGAAAAAATAAAGGTTTATTAGATGAATAGTTGCTAAAATAATTAAATTGACATGAAAATACCATAATGTTAATAAATTCAATATAATACCAACATTAAAATATAAATTACTATGAAATGCCACCAAAGAATTATTAGAGAGCAAAGGTTAGAAACTGATTTAGCTAATCTAAATTTTGACTCTAGTAATTTAAAAGCCTCAGACTTTTCTTTGAATCAAGAAATTTTAAATTCAGAAATTATAGATTTTATAAAAACTTATGAATGGTTAGGAAATATAGGAACAAAACCTAAATGGGTTTTTACAGCAAGGTATAATAATTTACTCGGCGGAGTGGTTTTAATAAATGAGCCTAGCTCATATTCAAATGTTTTGGGTAAAGATACCAAAAAATATGAGGCTTTAATTCAGCGAGGTGCTTGTGCTTCGTGGACTCCTAAAAATCTCGGAAGCAGGTTAATCATGTTCTCGTGTAAAGAAATGGTTAAAATCACACCTAAAAGAGCTTTCGTAGCTTATGCTGATTCTTCCGCCAATGAAGTTGGAACAATATACCAAGCTTGCAATTTTGATTATCTAGGGTGTAATTTTGGAACAAAAAACATGCTGATTCACCCTGACTTTAAAAAAGGTGCTCCATTTTCAAAGCAGTCTCTTTATCGAACATCCACTTTAAAAAAATGGGCGAAAGAGAATAATGTCAAAATAGAACCGAGTTGGATAAAAGAAAACGGTTTTAAAGACCTTTCTAAAATACCGCAAGATGTAAATAAAGCATGGAAAAATTGGATTAACAATATCGTAAAAGAATCAGAAAAAATACAAATATCACCTAAAGGAAAATACATTCTTGTTTTAGGCTCTAGTAAAAAAGATTCTTTGAAATTAAACAGCCTTAAAAATTATACACCTTTACCTTACCCTAAAAGATCATGAAAAGAAAAAGTCTAATCGGAGAAAGGTTTGGCTCAATGATCGTGATAGACCAATTAGAAAACGATAAGAAAAACCGTAATTGGCTTGTTATGTGTGACTGTGGAACTATCTGTGAAAAAAATACGTATTTGTTAAAATATACAAAATCTTGTGGATGTTTAAGAACAAAAGTTTTATCTAGCCGAAGAAAAATTCAAGAGAATCAAAAATTTGGTTTTTTAACTACACAAAAAATATCTCGCAGAGGTTATTGGACATGCTTATGTTTTTGCGGAACTGTAGTTGATGTGAGAAGCCAGTATCTTATTAAAGGGACCACTAAAAGCTGTGGTTGTATGTCTTCTCAACTTAGAAATGATTCATACTATAAGAATAAGCCCACAAATATAAATATTAAAAAGCTTAAATACATCCAAGAAAAGTATTACCCGAATTTAACTGTTGAAGAGGTGCTATTAAAGCTTAAAGGAGGTCTTGATGTCTCCTGAAGAAACCCAAATCTTACTTAATTATGCACATGGAAAGATTTCCAAAGAAGAAGCTATGATTGTATTAGGTTACAAGAAAGCAGCCTTTAACTCCCGTATGCGTTCTTTAGGATTTAGTTCTGAAAGCCACTACTTTCCTCGAACTTCTTTTAAACCCCTTATTCCAAAAAATGATAAAGAATACTGGGAAAATATTCATGATGATTACAAGTCAGGTGAAAGCATTGAATCTATTTCTTCTAAACTCGGTATCAAGCCTAATACTATAAAAGACAGATTTAATCTTTTTAACCTAGAGATACGCACGGAATCCGAAAATAGAAAGTTAGCAATTGAAAAAATGCGATCTACTACAAAGAAATTGTATGGAGTTGAATACGCTCAACAATCAAATGAAATTAAAAAAGCTACTCAGATAACAGTAAAAGAAAAATATGGTGTCGATAATGTCGCTCAATCCGTAGATTCAAGATTTAAAATTTCTCAAAGTGTTTCTGCTACATCTGAAGAGGCTCTTGTAAAAAGAAAAGAGACAAACCTATGTCGCTATGGTTTTAATTTTGCTCAACAAGACCCTGAAGTAAAACAGAAAATATTAAACACAAATATTGAAAGATATGGAACTGCTCACGCAGCATCTTCAACTTCAATTCGTTCAAAAATTAAAAATACCAATAAAGCTCGGTATGGAAGTGAGTCACCTCTTTCAAATCAAGAAGTTATACAAAAAAGAGTCGCTACCGTTACTGATAAGAAATATGCAGAGGTGTTAAAGACTCTTGATTTTTTTAATTATGTTTTACTCGACGAATACAGAGGAATATTTACCAAAGACGGTTTTACTAAAGGTTACAAGCAATACAAAATAAAACATTTAGATTGCGGATTAGAATTTTATGATGACCTTTATTTGACTCCAAGGTGTCGAAAATGCTTTCCTCTTGTAGGTAATAAAAGAGGACAACTTGAAATAGTATTAGCTTCATATATTGAGTCAATTGGATTCAATGTTAAGTGTAATACTAAAGACGTTATTAAAAACCCATCAACAGGTAAATGGTTTGAGATAGATATTTATATTGAAGATAAAAAATTAGCTTTTGAAATTGATAGCCTATACCACCACAGCACCCACTCTTTACAATGGGGTAAGCCTGTTGAAAAAAACTACCACTTAAATAAAACACAAGCCGCAACCAAGGAAGGGATAAGGTTAATTCATCTTTGGGAAGACTGGAGTCTTTTAAAAATACAATCAGTTATTAAATCAGAGTTAGGAATATTAGATAAGAAAAACGCTAGGTCATTAAAGATAAAAGAAACGGACTGTTCTAAGTTTTTTGATGAAACACATGTTTATGGTAAAGCTCAAGCAATAGCTCAATTTGCCTTAGTGAATGAAAAAGATGAAATACAATGTGCAATGAGTTTTCGTAATCATCCAGAAGGATTAGAGATAAGTAGGTTCTCTTCTCAATTAGGAACATCGGTTAGAGGCGGTTTTTCAAGGCTTTTAAAACACGCTATGAAGACTCTTAAATGGCATACAATAATTTCATACTGCGATAGAGACTTATCTCCTGTAGCAGAAAACACAGTGTATTTTAAAAACGGGTTTGAGTTAGTAGAAGATACAGGACCGAGATTATTCTACACAAATTTTCGCAGACGTTGGTCAAGAGAAGCATTTCAAAAACATAAAATTAAATCATTTTTTCCAGAATCATTTAATAGCAATTTAACCGCAGATCAAATTCTATCGTCTAAAGGAATTTATTCAATATGGAATTCTGGAAATTGGAAATTTAAAATCACAAAATAAAAAAGGCGACCATTTCTGATCGCCCTTCACTAGATTCACAAAAAATTGATTATCGAGTAAGAACAAGTCTTGAAAGACCGGCAGGGTTATGAGCACCAATTCCGATATTTTCAAAGATTGAGAAACCGATAGTTCTTGCTTTCGGATCATCCGCAGAAAGAACAGTAAGTTCAGTTCTTACAGGAATACGTCCAAACATTTCTGCTTCACAGCAAGTATAAACGTAGTTTACTGGAACACGACGAGAAACAAGAATTTGAGCACCCCAAAGGTATGCAAGAAGACCTGTTTTAAGTAATGTTTGCTGAGTTTCGATGTCGAGAACGTCGCGACCCCATTTACGAATATCTGTATAGTCTTTAGCGTTTGCGAAAATTTTAGCAACACGAAGATCGTGACGCTCAACGTCTGCAAAAGAGTCAGCCATAACAGAAGCAGTTAGAGGAGCTACAACTGGAATATCAGGGTTAGTGATACCATCGTCAGTAGCCGCACCTGCGATTGCGTTCATGATTTCAAATACACGACCATCTTCTTCAGCTTGAATTTCAGCTTTAGCAAGGTCTTGAGCACGTTCGATTAGATCGAAGCGACGCTCCTTGATCTGCGTCAGAGGAATTTCTGGGTTAGAAGCAATCTCGAAAAGAGGGAAAATAACACGCTTAGGCTTTTGGATAGCAAGAATGTTTTCACCTTCTTCACCGATAATATAGGCAGTAGCCTTTGGGTCTTTATCGTAGATTGGTAGTGCTCCATCTGGTAATGCTTCAACTAGGAATGTTTTACGTCCAATTGAAGTGTAATCACGACGGAAACGAAGTGGTTGCACCATAGAGGCTGCTAATTTAGCTCTACCTGCTGCGGTTTTAATCAGTTCGCTGATTACTTTTTGTTTTGTTGCGTTATCTGCTGGTTTCATTGTTAAAAACTCCTTTTTCAGTACCTTTCGTGGAATTTTCGTCCACTAGCACCTACTTAATAATTGTTAAAAAATTAAAGTCTCATTTGTACGATTGCTAAATCGCCATCTTTACCAATAAGTAGCCCTACAACTGGTGCTGTAGAAACTCCCTTAACTTTTAACTTACCGCCTGCACCACAAACAAGCTCAGAGCCGATTGCAGCAGCACTTAAAGATACGAATTGGTCAGTTTTAAAAACTGCACCTGCACCTGCGATAAGTGATACAGTTACTCCACCGCCAGCGGAACCAACTGCTCCGTTTACCTGCGAATCAAGTAATCCTGTAGATTGATAAGATGGGACGTATCCCTGTACTTGGAAAATACCTACTGGGGCAGCTTCATTGTCTGCACCAATAACTAATTCTCCTGACGTGTTCACAGCCGCCACTTTCCCTGCTTCGATAAGAGTCTTATCTACCGCTGAGTTAAGTTTTAGAACTGTGGGACGCTTTACTGCGTGTAAAAGTTCAAAAGCCATTGTTAAATCCTCCTAGACTGTAATTAAAAATTTATTAGTCTGTTATTGTTAAAAATTAAATACGTAATTCAAATTTCATAATCATGTTGGAACCCGTTGGAGCACTTGTTACAATTCCAATTAGTGTTGCACCATTTGGAACTGTCCCTCCTGCTAATCCAGCAGCGGTCGTCAACAATCCATTTTGCGAGCTATAAAGTTTATCCCCTACTTGTGGTAAAGATATTGGATTACCACTCACATCACAGGTTTCAAAAATATCCACTTCGTAAACACCCATACCACTTACATAAGGACAAATTCCTGAAGCGGCGGCTGGTGAGTTTTCAAAAGGATTTCCCGCAGCGTTGTTCATAAAAATTCCAACGACAGCATCGTTGGAGGCGGCAGCACCCGCAGGTCCGATAATATCTGACCCAACCGCTGCCGCCACAGAACCGCCTAGAACTCCTGCAATGTCTCTGTAAGGGAGAAGAGTAGTGTTGTTGGCAAGTTGTAAATTTCCACTTGAATTACTTTTCGTAAAAGCAGAGTTATTCAACTTTCCTAAACTTACTCTATGACCGACGTACAATAATGTTAGCATCTGCTATCTCCCTTTATCAGATCAATTACTTAAATAGGTGAGAAACATCTGGTGGACAATCCCACAGGTTAGATAAATCTTCAGCACTATTTACAGAGCTAATTTTTAATCCACCTTTCAGAGTTTTAGCACCTTTTTTAGGAGCCTTTGAAGCTGTTTTAGAAGCTTGTTTTTCTTCTTTATCTTCTTGAGCTTCCCCACCGAAAGCGTCTTCATAAGCTTCTTTAGCATCTTTCATATCAGGAGACATGAAAAGGTCTTCAAGAGCTTCGTCTTTTTCAGACGGAATCATGTCAACTTCTTCCATAGAAAGTTCTTCTTCGTCTTCCATAGCTTCTTCTTCAGATTCTACTTCTTCTTCCATAGCCTCTTCTTCAGATTCTACTTCGTCTTCCATAGCTTCTTCAGGCTGAACTTCTTCAAGGGCTTCTTCTTTATCGTCAACTTCAGCCATAAGCTTTTTAGCAGCCGCTAAGTGACGAAGGGCAGCTTCTTTCTTCTCTTCAAGGCTCATTTCTTCGTGAGCTTCTTCAGACAATTCAGCTTCCTCTGCACCTTCTTCATGAAGTTGTTTCATTTTTTCAGCATTTTCTTTAAGTGCTGGCGGAAGCTCTCCTGCAAGAATTTTTTTAGCTTTAGCAAGGATTTGCTTTGCTTCTTCTTTTTTAGCTTCAGCTTCTTCTTCTGCACCGATTTCTTCTTCATACTCAGCGGCAGCTACAAGAGCCGATGCTTTTTTAACAAGAACAGAGGCAGCTTTTTCAGCTTGATTCATTTCTTCTTCGTCTTCACAAGCTTCTTCTTCAAGAGCTTCTTCTTTTTCGCCTTCTTCTGCTTCAGCAATTAAAGAGCGAACTTTAGCGAGAAGAGAACGAGCTTCTTTCATTACTTCTTCTTGATCTTCTTCTTGAGCTTCGTCTTCTTTTACTTCTTCCATCTCAGCAATACGTTTAAGTGTTGCTTCGATAGAGCGATCAGAAAGTTCCATAAGGTCAAATCCTTGAGCCTCAAGAGTTTCTTCTGAAGCTGTAGGGAAAAGAGCGGAAGCAATGTGAACGCATTTTAGTGCTTTTTCACGAAGTTCACGAGCAACTTTAACAGAAGCTTTAACAGAAGATTCAGCAGCGTGGTTAGTTTCTTCACGCTTATCATCTTCCCAATGTTTTTTATCGTAAGTAGTCTCAGCCCATGAATCAGGGTCCCCGTTTGTATATTTTTCAACAGGTGGATTCTCTTTTTCACGTCCTAGTGTGAAAGGGTCTGCTTTCTTTAATCTTGTAAGTCTGTTTCTCATTTTGTTTCCTCCAAAGAGATTAATTTAAAAATTTATTTATACTTTATTCTTAATTTTTTTCTTAGTTTGTTGCTTAGAAGCTTTCTTTGCAGCAACAGCCTCTTTTATTATTGTAGCAATATGCTCTCTGCTTTCATCGTCAACGTCTAAATTTTCTACTAAAATATCAGTTGATGCTAAACTTCCCATAATATTTGAAGCAATTCTTCTAAGTTTTATACCTGTAGAAAAATCATTAGAATCAAGAAAATCGTCAGCTATTTCTTCTATACTCCCAACCAATCTTTTTAAGTAGTCACTATTGAGTTTTTTCAAGATATTCCTTATAGCCTTCTATGATGAATTTTCTTCCTTCTATTTTTCAAAAAAGTCTTAAACTTTTTCCTATAGTGCTTCATTCTACGTTTTATCTCAGATTTATTTCTGCGATAATACTTTCGGCTTTTAGTTTTTCTAGGACCACGTAATTTACGCTGTCTTTTAAATCTAGGTTTATACGCTATCCGCTCTAAACGGACTTCTAATTCAGCGATTATCGTCCTTAAATTTTTCACGTATAAACTTAGCCCTTGCTAAAATACTGTTAATTACTGCATTATCGGAAATACCGTTACTTGCAATAAAGTTTAAAAAACTATCAAAACTACTTAAATTTTCGCTAGAAGCTTTTCTAAGAATATTGTAGTGACTTTTCTTGAGACTTTTTGGATTTAATTGAAAAGTATCTACAAATTCAAAAAAATCTATAAGATCACGAGAACTATGTGCCAATTTAACAATATTTTTGTTATTTTCATAAGCTTCAACCATTTTAAAAATTGAGGCTAATTTAGCTTTTGAAAAGCCAGTTTTAGGTTGATATATCTCAATAAAAGCTTTCACTAGATTGTCGTTAGTATTCCAACCTTGATTCAATTTGTCTGAATCTGAGAAATCTGGTGTTTTTGTTGTTATAGAGTCAGATAGCTCTTTTTGCAGTTCGTCAATAACTTGCTGACGAATTTCTTTTTTAACTTTATTTATAACCCCGTCAAAAGAATCTTCTTCTGGTTGAGCTTGCTCTGGTTGAGCTTGTTCTGGTTGAGCTTGTTCTGGTTGAGCTTGTTCTGGTTGAGCTTGTTCTGGTTGAGCTTGCTCTGGTTGAGCTTGTTCTGGTTGAGCTTGCTCTGGTTGAGCTTGCTCTGGTTGAGCTTGCTCTGGTTGAGCTTGATCTGGTTGAGCTTGATCTGGTTGAGCTTGTTCTGGTTGAGCTTGTTCTGGTTGAGCTTGTTCTGGTTGAGCTTGCTCTGGTTGAGCTTGCTCTGGTTGAGCTTGCTCTGGTTGAGCTTGCTCTGGTTGAGCTTGCTCTGGTTGAGCTTGTTCTGGTTGAGCTTGTTCTGGTTGAGCTTGCTCTGGTTGAGCTTGCTCTGGTTGAGCTTGCTCTGGTTGAGCTTGCTCTGGTTGAACTTGCTCTGGTTGAGCTTGTTCTGGTTGAGCTTGTTCTGGTTTAACTAAATCTTCCTCATCTTTACTTGGAAAATCCATAGGGTCTTCAACAGCTTTACGAAGAGACGCTGCTTTTAAGTAAGCATCTAAACTATTTTCTTCTACTTTTTTAAGAACATAAGAAGCTTCTATTTTATTTGCTACTTCTACATTTTCTAAAGAATCTTTTGGAAATAAAATATTTCTCATTACAGCACCTTTAAAGGCTGGATTAGCAACCCAAGATGCTTCAATAAATACGTTAGAATCTTTTTCGTCACGATGACCGCAAAGTTCGGCAATTATTCTCTTTACTCCGTTTTCATCAACGAAATAAGAATTTTTCATATATCTTATATGGTCACATAATTCAGTTTCGTCGGCAGCTTTGTTGCCACATGCGGAACAAATTGAATATTTGATTGAGCATCCCATAGAAAGAGTGGAAATATTTCCACCTTCAATTGATGCGACTAACTCTCTATGTTTTCTTTCAGTGGCTACGAGAATATCAATATAAACAGAATTATTATTTGAAACACTTCTGGCAACAGCGTCTATAATTCTACCTTTTGATAAAGCTGGAATTTGAACGTGTTCTAAATAATTGTAAGCCCCAATAAATGTTGGATAAGATGCCATTAAAAGCTGTCTTTCCCAACAATCTCCATTTTGATTAACGTATTGAGAGCAATCAGGTTTTATATAATAATCATTATCTTCCACATCCACAGAAGCTACGATTGTAGCGTGCGTAAGTAGATATTTTTCTGGAGAAAAGTCTTCAAGTATGGAAGAAACCGGAACTCGGACTGCCGTGGCAGCGGCTCGCATACTATTCCAAGCTTTTGGCTCTAAATTCGGATTTCTTACTATAGCGTCAGCGTATTTTAAAAAAGCCATTTAATACCTATTGTTTTCAGATTCAGAATCATCATCAAAATCAGAGTCTTCAAAATCTTCACTGTCGTCGTAATTATCTTGTAAAACTTCTTCTGCTACTTGAACAAAAGCATCTGCCGAAGGCATCGAAGTTCCTACATTTTCTGTGTCTTTCATAAGACCAAAAATAACTAAGTCTATAAATCTTGCAAAAATTTCTTCTAAATCCTCGTCTTGAACTCCAATTCCTATCTTTTTTTGTAGAACATCTTTAGAGTTTTTAAGAAGTGCATAGCCGACAGGTACTTTAAGAACCATGTAAGCTTTTTTTTGCATGATATTATTGGCTATTTTTTGAGCTTTTTTGTTATCCATTTATTTGCTCCAGCACTTCATTTATGACTTCATTTCTTATTTTAAAATAATCTGGTAAATCAGAAGAAATCTTTTTTGAAAAATCTTTCACACAAGTTGAATAAAAATTAAAAAAATCTACATCTTGAAAAGCTACTTTAAGAAAATCGCAAAATTGATCTTTTGATACATTTGAAGCTAGTTTAGAATCAAAGATAATTTCAACTAAACCATTTCCAATATTTATAAATTTCATATTTTCAAAGGTATCATTTAGAAAAGAAGCCAATTTTGGTGCTATGAAGCTTTCCATTTCCTCGAAAGATTGAATTTTATCGTCAGCAATCGAATCGAAAACCATTACTACTACTTCATTTTCATCTTCTTGAGGTAAATTAAGTGCTAAAATTTCAGGTTCTTTCAAAATGTCAGTGGCAAGGTCGTTACCAACTTCAAAAACTTCGTCTTCTAATAGTTCTGGTTCAGGTAGCGAACAGTCAGGAGGAGCGACTAATTTGAATAAATCGCTTACCTTAAAGACCAATTCTTGTTTAGAAGCAGCTAAGTTACGAACTGTTTTTACAACATCGCCAACATTTTTTGAATCTACCAGTACGTCAGCACTACTTGTCCAAATCTCGCCCTTATCATTTACATAAATATGTTTTGGAAGACCGAACTTATTTTCAATGCAAAGAAGATTGTCTTCTAATAGATCACACTTGAATCTAGCATCCAAAGAGTTAGTTACTTTGTTTAAATCAATAGCAATTTTATTCTTCATAAACAGATAAAACCAATTCTTTTAGTAAGCTATCCCCAACGCTCTTGGCATACTTACTACTCATCTTTAAATAACATTGTAGTTCGTTCAGATTAGCTTTTTTCATACTAAGTATATTTTCAACTAAAACTGAAGTAGCGTTGACATGTCTTGATGCTATTTTATCAGCTAAAGACTCTAAGTGTTTTTTTGGTCTTTTAGGGAGAGAAGTGCCGTAATTTTTTTCACTATCTCTATTCTCCCAACTGTCGTAAGAAGTATCAAATCCCACGCTAGTTGGATGAAGAGTTGGCGAAACTTTGTAGATTTCTTCAGGTGACTCTAATTCATTTCCGTAAGTCCACTGAACTCTAATTTTGCAAGATTTTGGTAAAATGTGTGTCACTATACCAACAATCTGGCTTTCATTGTTTCGAGTCAATTTCTTTACATGATCTCCAATTTTATAATCTAAAACTGAAGTCTGAAAAGGAAAAAGAGCTACTGAAGATTTTTTAGATTTGCTCACAGCACTCTCCCTAAAATTATTACTTTCTTCTCGCAGCAAGTTTTTTAGCGTCAAGCTTGCTTGCTTTTTTATTTGGGTCAAACTCACCTTTGTCATGAGCTTCAGACATTACGTTTTGACCATAGTTATGAAATTCTTTCATATAGTCTTCATCTTTGTCATGCTCATGGGTTGCAGGGTCTTGACCGAAATCTTTCATGTATTTTTCATCTTTGTCATGCTCTAGTGCTTTTGCCTGTTTTGCTTGAACTTCAAGCTCATCTGACACTTGGTCTAGGGCATACTCAAGATTAAATCCTACTTTTGCTTCCAGTTTACCTTCAGCTACAAGATTGCGAATTTCGTTTGCAATCTTATCAAGTCTGTCAGTATAATACTTTGCAGTACGTTTCATGTTTACTCCTCCAGTTTTTGACTGATTCATTAAATTTAAAATTTTAAAATAGTTTACCGAATTAATCTTACCGTCATACTTACCGTCTGCTAATGTTTTAATAGCCACCTCTACGGCAGATTGCTTGGCAACCTCTACATTATAATTCATTAGCTCTTTATCTAAGATAGTAGAGGCGTGTTTTGCTATTACTAAAAGATCATCATCGCTTACGTGAGAAGGGTTTGTGTAAGGTTCTCTTTCTTCACGTTTGTCACCAGAGTCTAAAATTTTATGTTTATGAAAATAGTCTGCACCACTTTCATAAGCCATTTTTTTAAAAATTTTTTCTGCAATATCTTTTTTCATAATAAAACCTTCTAAACATAAAAAATCATTAAATAATTACAATTCGTTTAAAATATACCAAGACCAAAATTCTTGTACATGGTAAGGGGCTACCCCTCTCATGTAAGCTGAAAACCCATCCGCTTCTGGTTCTCCTGAAGTTTTTGGTTCCATATTGAATAATTTATAATAGAAAGATTTTTCTCTTTCTGTCATAAAATGGGTCAAGTAATGCCCAATTTCATGATAAAAAAGACTATCAAAACGATTTTTTTCAAAATTGACTTCTTTATCATCCAAAAATCTTTCAATGTTATACCAAATGCACTTTTCTTTAGGTCTGCACAAACCAAGAATACCTTCTCTATCAGCACATTCTTCCAAGGTTTCTTGAGAGCATAAATGTAAATTGCAACCATACATAACTTTCTTAACTTTTGATGGAAGCTTGTTATATAAGGAATTAATGCGTTGAGAAAATATAATATAGTAAGGTAATGAGAACTCGTCACACTTTAGATTAGGTTGTGCGACATTCATCCAATGAGCGGCTATTTTTAATGCTGCCTTTTGGCTCATTTATTAGCCTTCTTTTTTACAAATTCGTAAATTGAAGATACTTTATTTAAGTCAGATTCTTCCAAATGATCGTCTTTTGCATCTTCTTTCGCCTCTTCTTTCATTTCAGCTACTTCAAATTTGCTAGTCCAATGTTTCCCTCTAGTTTCATCATACAAAGTATCAATCACTAAAGAGATGTTTTCTACTGTGCTATACAAACGAGAACGGATTTCAGAAATATCCATCACGAAACCCCTTCCACCTAATTTTCCGTCAGGAGAAATGTCTATGGATTTTAAACCTGCAAAATCTGAAAGGGCTTGAGATAAGAACTTAATACAAACATCAAGTTTAGCTTCAACTTTTAATAGTTGTTCTAAATTTTCTTTTTTAGGTTCCCAACCATCCATTAATCTTCCAGTTGAAGCAGATTCTTCTTTGGAAGCTTTAGCTTTTTGTTCATTCTTTTTTTTATAAACAGAAGTTCCACCCATATCGTCTCTTCTTTGTATTTTTTCTTTTTGTAAATCAGGGTCACGTACTGGAGCATGATCTCTTCTTAAATCATGCCTCGGAGGTCTTTCAAGCGTTGTTTCATAACGACGCTTTTCAATATCTGTATCTGATTGACTCTGATTTGCTTTTTTCATAAACCTCTTAATGATGTCATGACTCGATTTCCCGTTCCTGTATTACTTACTGCTACAAATAATCCTTTGCCAAAGGCTATAGCTTCCCATTGATTATCAACTGGAGATGTTCTAAATGACCAATCAATACCATTTGTAGAAATCATTATTCTTGTATTAAGATCACCTGTGTTAGAAACCGCAACAAAAACACCATTACCAAATGTGACACTACTCCATAAATTAAATTTTGCAGTATTTCCATTTCCGGGCGTGGTTCGGTTTGTCCATGTTATTCCATCTGTAGATGTTGTTACACACTGATCTAATCCAACCCCAGCAGCAGTTCCTCTAACAACTACGAAAATACCATTACCATAAGCAATGGATGTAAAATACTCCCCATTCTGAGTACCGAAAGC